TACATTTCCTAAAGTCTCTGCAAGGCTCCCAGTTATGTCTACGCTGCCAGATCCTACAGAGGTAATATCGTCTAAGGTTTCGGCCAGGCTTGCGCTTAGATCAACGCTACCGGCCCCAGAGGCCGTAATATCATCTAGCGTCTCAGCCAGGCTGCCGGCTATGTCTACTTCCCCAGTACCTGCAGCTGTAATATCGTCTAGCGTCTCAGCCAGGCTGCCGGCTATGTCTACTTCCCCGGTACCTGCAGCCGTAATATCATCTAAGGTCTCAGCCAGGCTGCCAGTATTACCACTGACTACAGTACCCGTACCTGCTACGGTTATATCATCTAGCGTCTCAGCCAGGCTGCCGGCTACTTCAACGTCTCCAGATCCCGTAGCCGTAATGTCATCTAGCGTCTCAGCCAGGCTGCCGGCTACTTCAACGTCTCCAGATCCCGTAGCCGTAATGTCATCTAGCGTCTCAGCCAGGCTGCCGGCTATGTCTACTTCCCCGGTACCCGCCCCGGTAACGTCATCTAGCGTCTCCGCTAGACTCCCGTCTACGTCAACGTCTCCAGATCCTGCAGCCGTAATGTCATCTAGCGTCTCCGCTAGACTCCCGTCTACGTCAACGTCTCCAGATCCTGCAGCCGTAATGTCATCTAGCGTCTCAGCCAGGCTGCCAGAAACACTATCTGACGCTAACTTAAACGCTGCAATTGATGAGGCCTCGCCATCGCCAACATTACTCCATGTAGCTTGTATTTGATTTGTGCTATCGTATGTATTTACAAAAGCCGTAGAACCGCCCGGAGTCTCTCCTGAGCTAAACGGATCTGTGTCCTCTCTTATAAACGGGGATGATACGTTGGGTGTACCAGAACTTGAATACTGATTGTAGATCGAAAATATTAACTCGCCGGATTCGCTTGGCGTAATATTACCTGTGGCGTAATCGCTAGCCCCATTTTCCGTATCATATACCCCTGATGTAGTATCCATTCCGCTTAGAGCATAAGCAAAAAGGGTTATATAGGTATTATCATCAGCGGTAACAGTAAATGTATGTCCAGTACCTACGGTTGGGTTATAGCAGTAAAAAATCTGTACTGTGTTATTGTCGCTTGTGCTATATTGCGTGAGACTTTGCCAAGTGTTCGATTTGCTATCACTTGGCGTAAAAGTGCGATTGGCATTATAAGTTGAAATCGCCATCAATAAAAAGTCTGCACCAGTTGTATCTATTGATGACGTTGTTACAGATGTCGTATAAGAAGTGGTATGAGCAAGCGTTTTAGCCAAAATGGGTACTACGTTTGCAGTACCGGTACCGTCTACGGTTATATCGGCCAGGGTCTCAGCCAGGCTGCCGGCTATGTCTACTTCCCCGGTACCCGCCCCGGTAACGTCATCTAGCGTCTCAGATAAGGTACCATCTACGTCTACGTCTCCAGATCCTGCAGCTGTAATATCGTCTAAAGTCTCAGATAGCGTACCTTCTATGGCTGCCAGAGCAGAAACAGGCCACGCAACGCCCGAACATATCCAGTTATCACTCTGAGTTGTCCTAAAATCAACCGTCATAGAGCCTGAGCTGGTCTGAGTTGCGTACGCGCTCGCAGATTGCCAAGATCCCCGATCTGTAGCGTCTGCTGTGGTCTGACCTGTGACTCCTGTCCAGGTATCAACGCCAACTCCTGAGTTTGCCTCGCTCAAGAATTGCCCCATAATATGAGAACCGTTTGCACCGGTTGTAAATGTGGCTTGTGGGCTGCTCGTCCTCGCCGTTGCTATCGTGTAACCATCGTCAATGCTCGTAGTATCCATGCCTGACATATCAAGCGCATGTACACTACATTGCCCGTTCGTGCCTGACAGATCAACTCTTAGCGTTTGGCTTGCACCTGAGCTTGGATTGATTATGTAATAGGTGTATATGTTTGTATTATTCGCTGAGGATGATTGTAGCTGAGTAGCGGATTCGTTATTTCCGCTTGGGTCTAATGTGACAGATGATACCGTTTCGCCCCCACGTACCACAATATTAATACCAAGTATCCTATCACTGTTAGAGCTGATAGATACTGTTAGATCAACTGGATCCGTTGCAGACTGATAAGTAAAATAACTATTCTCGATAGCCATTACAGCACCGCCACATTAAATACCAACCCATCAGGCCAGAGAATCCTTACCCCCTCCTCTGGGTACTCTGGATCCTCGTACTCCTCCATTCTAAGATTACCGGGAACCGGCTCGCTATCCGAGTCCGGCCCGGTAATTATCCTAGTGGTAACAGGATCTGGGCTAATATTCAGGCGGTAAATATCTATCTGAACCGTACAAACGGCGCCTATAGTCCAGGTTACATCTGCTAGGCGTAGGTTTACATCGTTCCAGTCTATTTCTACATGCGCCTGTATAGCCGGGTAATCAAATACCACGACTCCCATATCGAGGCCTAGTTACCGGCTGTAAGCGTAAACGCCGTGACAGTTACCTGCTGGCCTGTGGATATTGAGGCGTTATCTAGTACCAGATCCTCGGTACCTACGTCTCCGCAACTGCCCTCAATATGCTGCGTGGTGCCGTCACTTGCATAGATCCTAAAATGCCCGGCGGTACCGTCTGCGTCTGCGCTTGCGTCTTGCCAGGAGCCAGACAGGGCTTTAGAGCCACTTGCAGCTGCAGCCATCCAATCAGAAGGCAGAGTCATATTAGCCAAAACGGTACCCGAATCAGCTGAACCAATACCCGGCGCTGCCCCTGATCTGATCTTTAGTACGGCGCTAGTACCGATTGTAGACTCAATCTGATCTAGCATAGCGTTTCTTACGGTATCTGAAATGTCTAAAGTCATAGCTTTTCTCCTTTAATTGACTTTTTATTTGTCATCTGTCACAGCTCGTAACAGATCTATAAAAGCGTTAGTATCCGTTTGGATCCCTACCCGCTCTTTATACTCTCTCCATAGTGTAAGATCTTTCTTAGATAATACGATAGCCAGGGGATACTTTTGTAATGGCTTTTGTGGGTTTTGGCTGGGTACCTGTGGCTTTTGGCCCTGGCCGTTGTCCGATTCCGTATCCCTACGGCTTCCAGTGGCATTCTCCAGGCCGTTACCTTCTAAAATAGGCAACGTATCACGGCTCTCTATACCTGCAGCTCTCAGGGCTGCTCTTACGCTTTTGCTGTTTTGGTCTATTCGGCTAGTAAGCTCTAAAAGTTGCTCATTATCGGTACGTGCTAAAGCGCCTAAAGGATCTAGGGTAGCAAGTACGTAGCTCTCCTCAGCCGGCGTAAGATCTACAAAGTCTACCGGTACCGTTTCATCACCGGCCTCTATTGCTATTTCGAGTCTCATGTGACCATCTACCAGGGTACTTACGCCCCGCTCGTCATCCGGCCACTCGTCACCTGTACGCATGTTTACTAACACCCGCTCAACCCAGCCAACGTAGCCTATAGCCTCTTTTGTGGCTGCCTTTTGCCTTACTGGGTGTAACCTCCAGTTAGAGCTATTAGCTACCAGCTCTTTTACCGGTACTTCTTTGCTTTCTAAAATGCGGTTTTTTAACCTAGATTCGCTCAAAAGCTTTTCTCTCCCTGGCTAGGTCTTAATCATTATAACAAAAAAAGCGCCTTACCCGTAGAGGGTAAAGCGCTTTTATGTTTTTTTGTGCCTATAGAACCTGTTTACCTGTAGGTTTTTCGTTATTCTGGTTGTTGTTTTCGGCTGCCCTGGCTGCCTGGCTGTCATAATCCCCCCTGGTAGCTCGCTCTAAGGGAGTCTCGTCTGGAATATCGTATAAATCAGACTGGATAAACACAGCCTCTATAATCGCCTTTGCAGCGTCTATAATCCAGCTCATTACCTCCCCCCCGCCCTGATCTTTTGCTTGGCTTTTTTGTAGTAGTCCTTTGTTTTCTCGTCTACTTCAACATTGCCCAGCTTATCTAGCCAGGCGCTCAATTGCCCACACTTAGGCCCGGCCACGCCTTTTACCGTACTCTCAATCTGGCCGTCATCAGTAATTACTACATCTATTATGTGTTTCATTGTAAAACCTCCATTATCTAAAGCTCTGCAGCTGCAGCCGTACCGTACCGTCTTTTGTGGCTACCTCTTTTACCCGGTAACCTTTACGCTTAGCAGCTTTACTAACCGTATGATAACTTACACGCTGCTTAAGCCGGTTTTGCCATTTAGGGCTGCCGGCCCGTTTTTCTTTTCTGTCTCCGCTATCAAACTCTGAGATTATAGCCCGATAACTACCAGTCTCTTTATCAAAAGCAAAGCCAATATCATTAGCAGCTGTAGCTACCCTGTGTCTGGGTATACGGATGTTAGCCGTCTCAGCTCGTCTATCGCCCTGGTACCCGTAAAGAGATAAGTTGTTTTCATGGCCGTTTGCAACCTCTAAACCGCCGTTCCCTTCACTAAAGCCCAGATCCCCAAGCGCTTTTATCAAGCTATCTTTATCTTTGATCTCAAGCTTAATCAATTTATACTTACTCATTTTTAGCCTCCGTGTACTGACTGTAAACCGCCTGGATATTACCCCATCCAAAATTAGAGCCGGTATCATGTACCCATGATAAAAAGCCTTTGATTTTATCGTACTCAGCAAAAGTTAGGCTCTCCTCAAACAGGTACATAACCTCATCTGGATTATAAGTACCCTCTGCCTTTACGGCGTCTATGATCTTGTCTACCTCGTGTCTCTCTAACATTATCCTACCTCCTAGTAGTCTAAAGCTTATACCGTTACCTAGACAATACAATAGACCACGCCCATTAAGCAAATTGGTTAGTTAGCGTCATTTACATACCAAAATATACCTTTTACATACCAAAATATACCAAAAGGTATTAAGAAGGTATTAACCCACACATACCCACACATACCCACACTTGACAAAAAAAAGGCCAGGGTTATTAGCCCTGGCCCTATCTTTACATCTCTACCGTTCTTACCCCTTCTACCTCTGGCTTGCTTTCCAGACTCGCCCCTGCAGCCCTGGCCCTTGTTTTAGCCCAAGCTTGCAGCTCTGAAATTTGATTCTCGCTGGTAACAGAGATAGGTATGATCTCTGCAGCTGCGTTTACTAAGTGATCTGTAGATAAATCATGGCCCTGGAAAAAAGAGCGCTCAATAGCTGCCTTTACAACCTTTTCGATCTCTGCCCCTGTGTAGCCCCAGGTATGCTGAGCTACCTTTTCAAGATCTAAAGCGCTTACGTCTTGACTACGCTTGGCTAAGTGTATCTCTAAGATCTCTTTACGCCCTTCAAGATCTGGTAAGCCTACAAAAAAGACGTCATCAAAACGGCGTAGTAACTCAGGCTTTACGCTGCTTACATCGTTAGCCGTAGCTATTATGTACAGTGGCGCTGTGGTTTCTTGCATCCAAGTTAGCAAGTATCCCAGCATTCCAACTTGCACCCCACCGTCAAGCTCTCCACTCTGGCCGGGTAGAGCTTTTTCTATTTCATCCATCCAGATTACCGCCGGCGCTACCGCCTCTGCAATCTTAGTAGCTTTACGAATATTGGCCTCACTCTGGCCGACTATCCCGCCCTTCATTGCGCCCAGATCCCAACGGAGTAAAGGCATACGCCCGCCCGCTATTACCTTGGCGCTAAGGCTCTTGCCCGTACCAGGGATACCTACCAACATTACGCCCTTAGCAGGATCTACCCCGGCCCTGGCTGCCTTGGCGCTAAACGTATTTAGCTTGATACTCGTATAAGCGTCTAGCCTGTGCAAACCGCCGGCCCGTAGATCGTCTTGTACTGGAATGTACTCCAGGCCCGGCGCTTGTTTTATAACCGCTGCCTTTTCCCTTACGATCTCAGGGATAATATCATCACTGAGCTTACCCAGCGATACCACGCTAGCCAGTAAAACGCTCTCAGCCTCAAAGGCTGTAAGGCCTTGCATTGATCTTACCAACTCCTCACGATTGCCATTTATCGTAACTTCTACATCAGCCGGTAATGATGTTTCAACCTTAATCAAGATAGCGTTTAGCTCGTCATAAGATGGTAAAGGCCAGTCTATAACTGAGATAGCTTTTTCTAAATCCGCTGGTACCTCCAGATTAGGCGATAACAAAACTACCGCATGTTGGCTGGCCGTATTGGAAATGTCACGCAGATACCTTACTATCAAGCTATCATCTAGCATGTGGTGTAGATCTTTGATTACAAAGATTGTAGCCTTATCTTTGGCGCTGATCCCATCTTTAAGGTAATTTGCAATAGCTGCCATAGCCTCATCTGGCATCCTGGTATCATCAGCGCTTAGATCAAAATTCTCTAATCCTTGCGTATAACTCCAGGTAGCTACCTTGCGGTTACGCTTGGTAGCCAGCGCCTTAATAGCAGCCATTACCCGATTCTCCTCATGGCTCATAATTCCAATAAGGGGAAATTGCGCCCTAATGTATCGGTCAAGCTTATCTAAATGCTCATTCATTATCCTACCTCCTAGTAGTCTAAGTTTTATACCGTTACCTAGACAATACAATAGACCACGCCCATTAAGCAAATTGGTTAAAAGAAAAAAGCCAGGGCTAATAACCCTGGCTCTCGTCTACGACTCGTCTTTTTCGACCTCTATAAACTCAGCCCTACCAGATCCCAACCAAGGGATAATAGGTATCATTATAGATCTAACAAACTCGTACTCAATACCGTCTCTAGTAATCGTAAACCCAGATAAGCCCTGATCTGTAAGCTCTTGATCTGCCTTTTCTCTCTCTTGGTGCCTTTTATTTAAATCAGTTGTCATTTTTATCTATCCTCCAATCCCCCAGATACCAAGCGTAATCATCCTCGTAGATCCCGTAGGTATCCGGGTCTTTGTAATTCCAGGTTTGAAAGTTATTTTTTGTGTATTGTTCCCAAGCATTGCGGATACACTCAGCCGGGGGTAGCCCTACGTAGGTTACCCGCCGGCCTGTTACGTCATTTACAACATCTATTACTTTGGGCATAACTAAATCTCCAGAAAAGCAGCCCGGCTAACCTCTGTAAGATCTTTTAGGTTATCCGTAGCCAGGCTAGCTATCTCCTCTAAGGTAGCAGAGATAGCATCTACGTCCCGCTCAGGGGTATCCTTGTCTCGTTTACCAATAGGCCCTATCTGATTCTTTAGAGTCTGCAGCTTGATTTTTAGATCCTGGTCGTTATGAGTAGCCATAAGATCATAAAATTCTAAAAGCCCGCTGCCCTTTTGGGCAATCTTGCCACGCACAAAGCCATTACGCTTTACGCTTTTCAGCATCGACTCGGCGTCCTCTGCTATCTGGTTTCTGAGCTGAGCTACAACCTCTGCCAATGGGTTACCAAGCTCTTGTAGCTGCTGTTTGGCGTGTTCCATCTCTGCCTTAAACATAGCGTCTATCTTAGCTTGGCGCTCGTCCTCTTTCAGCTGATTCATTTTCATCTCGTGACGTAATTTCTCGTCTACTGCAGCGCTTTTTAGGTAAGTCTCTTGCTGCTGAGCTTTTGACTCGGCGTTTATCTCGTCTGCCTTGGCCTTGTCAGCTGCGTAGTCTTGCGCCCCGTAAACTACGCCAACCAAGTAATCAGCTTTCAGGTTATTCTCTATATCATCCAAGGTAGGTAAACGGCTCAAAGAAACATCTACAACGGCGTCTACAAAGGCATCCTGATCCGTGTATGCTTTTTGCCCCCAGATAATAGCATCATAACCTTGGTCTAAGGCGCTCTGCCACGTTTGGCCGGCGCCGGCTGCAAACTCACTAATCAAAAGATCCGTGTAAGTAGCGTACTTCTCTTTGATCTCGTCCTTCACAGCGTAAAACTCCGCTGCCAACTCAGCCCAACGCTCTACCCACTTAGGCCAGGCCGTATAGCTAAGCCACTTGTAAGGCTTAAATCCTCTAATATCCATCGTATACTGATCTAGCGCTTGCCTCATTCTGGCCTCTACGCTCTTTAGCTTATTTACTTGATCCTTTGGGATAAGGTACTTTGTACCAGGGCTATAACGCTTTAACTTTGCCTCGTCTCGTACCCCAAGCTCTACAAAATTTGCGGTACGTGTAAACATGCTGGTACCAGTTACCGTAAGATCTATCAAGATCCCTTGCCGGCGTAGCATATCAAGCTGAGCGCCTACGCTCATTATGTTGCTTTCATCTATACCGGTTACTTGTGCTGCCTTTGATTTTATCTCGCTCATTATATTACCTCCACTTTTCCCATACTAAGCTAATGCCTAAAAAGAATACCACGATACCAAAGATACCGGGGATAAAGCCGATCCTTGGCGCCTTTGTGGCTGCCAGCCAGTAAATAGCTGATAGCCCTATAAAAATGTACGCTAACGTCAAGAAAATTCTTATTTTTTTCATATTCCTACCTCCTAGTAGTCTATGTGCTTACCTAGACAATACATTAGACCACGCCCATTAAGCAAATTGGCTTAAATGCAATACCCCCGGCCTATCGCCGGGGGTATTGAGGAGGGGGAATAATGAGAAAATGCTTGTTTTCCCCATCCCGTCTATCTGGCTGCTCAAGCCAGATAGACTTATAAGGGAGGGAATGAAACGAACTAACTAGCATTAGCTGGTTTCAAGCATCATTATTATTATAGCTAATCTCTCCAGAAAAAGCTAGCAGGATCCCAGTCGTCTTGTGGGTCTCCAAAATCCGTAATGTTGTCAAAATAGGAATCTGCCTCTACGTCTCCTCCCCAAGGGTCTGATTCTGGCTCGTACTCGTAGCCGTCTATATAGCTTGTCTGCCTGGCGTCATATACATGCCTACGCTGTACTCCGTTCATAATTGACCACACCCCTAAATAGTCATTATGTCTCTCGTGATCCTTTATCTGATCCTTGAAATTATGGTACTGAATATCTGCCATAAGCTCTACGCTGATAATGAGCCAGTCTCCAGGCTCTACGATCCATCTATACCTATAGTCAGCTGCCGGCGTCTCTATAATTTCCATATCACGCCCTAAAAGTATACAGGTAGGTTGATCTCTTGTAATCAAAAACCCAGCCAGATTCTCAAGATCTCCCCTTGTCCTAGCTCTCACCTGCAGCTTATCAGGCTCTTTTGTTGATCTCGTTACGCTATAAAATCCATGTCTTGTAAATAGCCACATATCTTACCTCCTCTATAATTTTGATTAGACAATACGATAGCAGGCCCCTATTAAGCAAACTAATCCCATATACTCTCTTGATTCCTGTATACCCTGGCGTCAAAATAACCTATATTGTCGTTATATCCAAGCTTAGACATAGGAATATAAACGCCTCCAGGGAATATTACGCCGGTATCGTTTGTGTCAACGTTAGCAGCTAAAATAAATGAGCCTCCGTTTTTCTGGTACTCCGCAAGATGATCCCGCTTGGCCTGTGTTAAATCTTGTCCGTTGTCCATTGCTCGTTATCCTCGTTTAGCTTCTTTAGCCTCTTTATCTGATCCTCGCCCATAAAGGCCTTGGCAACTTCTACCCACTGATCCCATGAGATAGTACGGTACCTTAGCTGCATACCGTCATCATAAAATAAAGGCTGCGCTACTACGCCTGTTTTCTCGCCTGTCTCGTTATATTGCTGCTCTATCATATTGCCCAGCTCTACAAGATCTCTGGGCATATCCTTTTTGTCTATCCAGGCTACGCCGTAAACGGTCTCATGTTTCACGCCGGCTATATTAGTTTTCTTGTCCATTTTTACCTACCTCCATTTTTTGCGCGTACTCTACCCAGCGCCGGCCTGTCCTGGCCGGTACGCTGTACTTTTTACTTACCTGGCTGCCGGTCATAGACTGAATAGCTAGCCGGTCTGCAGCTGGCACCATCGGCCAGCTCTCGTATACTGGCCCCTTACTGGCCGGCTTGACCGGTTTATGTCCGGTCTCTGGCCGGTCACCTTCGGCCACTCTAACGGTCACTACGCCGGCCTGGCTCATGACTACCCCACCGATCAACAAGTAAGGCGCCACATTTACAGCTGCAGCCCAAAGCCATAGACTCCAGCCCGGTAGTACCTGACTCATGGTTTGATCTGCTACCCTTGATACGGTAAAAGGTATCAGGATCCCGATACCTACCAGGATCAAACTAAACACAAAGACAGTCAAAAGCCTAAACCTGCTAGACCACTTAGCGCCCCGTCTTGGCAAAGCCCGGCGCCAACCGTCAAAGATATAAGCTCCCCCGATTACATCTAAAACACCCATACCTAACCCAGTAATTACCATAGATCCTGTAATTAGACTCGATACGGCACCGCTTAGCTCTCCAACGTCACTAGCGACAAAGGCGCCGGCGTACCTGGCTACAGTTACAAGAGCTGCAGCCCATATTAGCATCTGGCTATAGTCTCTACCTTTACGCCTTTTTGTCATCTATTGCCTCACTTGCGTTTGCTCGTTTTTTATAGCATTCCTAGCCAAAGTGGCTATTACACCTACCGCTACATTTGATTTACTTTGATCTCCTATAGCTTCCATAGCTACAGACTCTATACAGGCAAGCTCCCTTTTTAGATGGTTTACTTGATCTGTAGCTACTCTTAGATTGTATTTGATAATAAGCCAGTCAGAGGCTAGCGCCCTGGCTTCTAATACCCTAAAAGGTAAACGGTCTACAAGCCTTTGGGCTATTAAGTCTAGATTTTCGTACTTTACTTTTGGCATTATCTACCTCTCTTTCTTTCTTTTTTCTTTTTTATCAAGATTTCTAGTTTTTTCGTTTTTCTACTCCCACTATGGCATATTTTAGGTTTCACGATTCGCCTCTCTTTTCGGCCACATACACGGCCAGATCATAGGCCAGCTCTAAACCGATCCCGGCCAGAGCTGAGGCCCTTACCTTCTCGTCTTGTACTAACCATCTTGGGGGTATAGGCCCGCCGGCGTCCCTAACGTACCCAGCTCTCATGAGCGCTGCAGTAATCGCTTTTACATACCTACGCTTATTGTCCCTGTCTACAGATCCGCTAAAGTCGCTCTGAGCTGGCAGCTGGTTACCTGGCCTGCCCTTGTAGGCTTCCATCCAATCTATAGCAAAGTCTACAGGTATACTCTGGCCGTCTACTACCCAGTTTACGGTAGTACCCGAAATATTGATAATGTCGCTAAAGTCCATTAGCTTTAGGGCGTACTCAAGCTGTGGCGCCTGCAAAGATCTGAGCGCCTGTATACTCTGCCGGCGCTCTCTTTCCAGCTGTATACTAGCCTCAATCTCTAGCAGCTTGGAAGTAGTAGCCCTGTACTCAGCTTGCGCCTGCATACCAGCATCAAGTAACGCTAGCAGCCAGGCTATGAGCCTTGGAATCACGTAAAGTAGAAATATAATTACCGATAAAGCTAAAAGAGCCTGGCTCCAAAAAGACTCCCCGTACAAACCAACCAGGCCTAGCGCCCCGATAAACGATAGCCCGGCCAGGATCCCGGTAGCCAGCTCCCCTGGCGTATCAAATGGGTAAATCCTATACTCTGATCTATTTTTCATTGTTGCTCTCTGTTTTGTCTATCTCTATTAGGCTTGCCCGGCTAATATTCTTTACCGGCTCGTCCTTTTCCATCTTTGCCAGGTCTGACTCTAGCTTTTCAAGCTTTTTTCTTAGTTTTTTGCGCTCTTTGCGTTTTCTCATTAGCTCAAGCTTGCTCCTAGCATCATCTAAGGAATCGTCTAAGGCCTCCGTGTCTACGCCTGCCAGATCCCAGCCACCTACATACTCTGTTATATCTATCTCTTTATCTCCGTTTATTAGGCTTATCTTTGTGTTAGATCCTTTTGGGCTATCGTAATGCTCTATAGCTTTTGTTGTTAGAAAATACTTTACCTGTGTTATGCCGTCATGAAACGGAGGGGAGTAGATCTCGTAGTTCTGTTTGGTTGCCTCGGTCACGTACCAAAAGCCAGACTCATTAAACCATCTAAAGAAAAAAGCATCATCCATAATAGCAAGCCGATTATTGAATACTTCTATATCGCTATTATCCAGATAGCTAACTAGCTCTATCTCGTACCATCCATTAGTAAGTAGCGGAATCATGCTTTTTACGCTGTACTCTAGGCCAGTATCCGTAGCCGTTCTTACTACCGTTATCTCGTGATTATAGCCAGCCATATATAGCCAGTCGCTTTTACCTTTTTGTTTTATTTGAACGTATACACTACTCACATTTGCCATAAGTTTACCTAGATAATGCCTTAGCCTGCCTGCGAATTTAACGCAATTTTCCCCCTCCAGGCGTAATACCTTGGAGGGGGAGGGGGATTATTTGCAATCCGGGCATTTTACAACGTACTCTTTACTATTGCTTATTTTGTACACCGTCCAACCTTTTTCTTTTGCGCTTAGCAAAAACAGAGTAACGTTACCGCCTGGCCTGTAGCTAATTGACAGACACTCATTACAGATCTGGCACCAAGTTATTATAGTTTTTGTAGTTATGATTACTTTCATGCTTGCTTGCTCCAGCGCTCAATTATTTTTGTATGTTTTCTGCATAGCCCTTAGCACACATATTCTAACGTCTTTATTCAGCATCTTTGGGTACTGATCCCCGATTCTCTCTACGCCCTGGCTAAAAGCATCTGCAGCGCTTAGGCTACTACTCCAGCCCTCACGCTGCATTAGTTTTACCAGATATGCTGTAGCGCTACGCCTCATACGTGTAAAGCTTTTTCGTTTTGCCATTAGTACCCCCTGGTTTGCCCGCACATACGGGAATTTTCAGCCTGCCCTAAATCCAGCTCGTCTGCAAAGCCCAAAGGCATTACCAGATCTCCATTAGGCGCTATAACTAGCTCATTATCCCATTCTAGGGTTACTACATGGCCGGTCTCCCAAGTAGCCTTTACATCTACAGGCCTTTGGTTAGCAGATCCCCTATAGGTTAGCTTGTCATGATCTAGCTCTTTTATAAATGGCCCATCTACGATAACATCAAAGGCCCTTGGTAAGATCCAATGATAGCCGAATACTGGCAGACTCTCTATCTCGTAGCCAGTGTATAAGATAACATGCTTGCCGGCGTTTTTCAGCTGCAGGCCCAAAGTTATAGCAGCCTCAGCCTGTAGTAGAGGCTCCCCGCCGGTTATCGTTACTTGATCTGACCCCAGATTCTCTACCACTTGTACAAGATCCTCTACCGTAGTCTCGTAACCGCCTTTGGAATCCCAAAGCGCCCGATTCTGGCAACCCTTACAGGCCAGAGCGCAGCCCTGTAAAAAGATAGCTAATCGCTCTCCAGGCCCATCTACCAAACTGTTTCTAACGATCTTATTGATCCTGATTTTCATTACGCTACCTCCATTTTTATATAGACAATACATTACAGCCAGGCTATTAAGCAAACTGATTAAAAGCAAAGAGCCAGAGCTATTAGCCCTGGCTCTTGCCCTGGTTAGGTCTCCCGGCGTACCGTCATAATTACGCCGGTTTTCTGATTGATTACTGCAGCTAGATCTAGCTCGTTTTGTGGCTGCAGGTCTGACCATTTGCCCGCTTGGTGCTTGATCCGTTTTACGGCTGCAGCTACGCTACTAAAACGGGTATTTTCTACCCGCCTGCCGTCCTCTGGCGTTACGATAATATACATATATTAGGCCTCCCTGGCGTCTAGTATTTGCTGTGCTATCTCTGGGTCTAGCCCAAGCTCAGATAACACCTTGGCTATAAGAGGCAAAGCCTCATCCTGGCTAAGCGGGTTTTCTAGCCCGTCCTCTAAGATATGCTCTATATGATAAGCCTCGACCATTTGCAGGCGCTTTATCTCGGTCTCTATCCTGTCCTGCCGTACAGCTGGGCTTACCTGGGCTTTAGGAATGTCTAAAAGATCCTCTAAGCGCTCCAAAATATCTACATAAACACTCATTTACCACTCTCCTCTTGTTGTCTTTCTCGATTTCTTTTAGCCTCTCTAAGCATACTTTCTACAACTAGATCTAACGGCTTAAATCCAGCATCCTCTAGCAGCTCTTTTAGATCTATAGTTAGTGACTCGATTTTCTTAGGGTCACTCTCAATATTAGCTATCCTGTCTGCTATGCAATACGGTGTGTAGCTTGGGAATTTTTCATAATTAAATAATACCCGTTCAGCGCTTAGCAGCTTTACTGTACGTTCCTCTGTGACACTCATTTACCACTCTCCTTTAGAGAGTCGGTTTTGCCTCACTAGGCTAGCCGACTCTCTCATATACTTGGTTACGGTCTCTAGGCTGCTCTTTATTAGAGCATCTATTTGCTCGTTACTTAGGTCTCCAATAAGATTCCCGCTTGGAGTCTTTACCAGCTCGTACTCAGGCCTTGTAGCAAGCTCAGGCCGTATAGACGGCTCAAAACCGGCTGCCTGGGCGCTTTCCTGGGTCTCTAAGGCGCTTTCTGCCGTTTCTTGTGGTATGTATACCCTAGCCAGCTTTACGGCGCCGTAGTCTCGTAAATACTCTAAAACTGCCATACTTACGCTAGCCCAAGTAAACGGCGGTAAAAATACGCTCTGTCTGCAATCTGATCCGTTTTTGTTTACAATCGTAACCCATACGCCCCCGCTCTCCCCGGCCCTGATCGTTAGCGTCCTGTAGCCGTTTTGCATCTTGGCGTACAGATCAAAGCCTACGTTAGGGTCTGATTTTTTGTTATGCCTGGCTATCAGATCTGGCAGCTTGCCAGTTTGCCCGCCGGTAAATAGTACCCTGGCTGCGTGTACATTTACCCAAAAGTCTACCCGCTCTCCGCTGCCTTCTTTCGTAGGGAAAAGAGAGAAGTGTATTTTGGGATCGTCCAAGCTTAAAGCGTCTTGAATGCTAAAGCCTGTTTTGTTGGTTGGAAATATCGTTATAATCTGATTCGGCGGGTTATATGGTACGTCTTTTTCTTTCATTATCCACTCTCCTATAAGTAGTACGCTAAATCTAACTGTGTCTCTGGGTACTGGCGTCTCAGGATCTGTATAGTCCTGGCGTCATTTACTGGCTCTGGTTTGCCTTTGTAGGCTCTGTAGCCCTGCCTGTCTCCTAGATTCCACTCTAGGACAGTCCATTTATGGCTCTGCAGCCACTCTACCGCCTGGCCTATATCAAACTCAGCCGGCTTAGTATCGCTGCTTACAGGCCTTGTAGAGGCCGTCCAGCCGTAAGGGTATTTACTGACTACCCAGCGCTGCCCTACTTTTATCAAGTCAATCCTAGTAGGTTGTCCAGACAACGCCCGCCCCCTTTGGCCGTCCCGGTCTACGTGTACGCTAAATCCTTTATCATCTAGCGCTTTACAGATCTGAAAAAGAGAGCCAGGCTCGTAATATTGCGCCCCGGCCTCCTCGTCATCCACTTTGTACCCGTCTACCCACCAAGCAAACTTAACCGCCCCTGTGGGCATTACCTCAAGATCTACTCTAATGCAGTTTTTTGGTACCTTGATCTCCATATATAACCTCTCCTCTCAGCATCCAGGGATTTTTTGTCCCGTTTTCACGATCTACAAGAGCTGCTAGACTCTCTAATTGATCTGCTATGTCTGGTATAAGAGCCTCAGAAAAATTATCTCTAAACCAGCTTACGTAATACCCTATAATCCTGTTAGGCTTGTCTAGCTCATGCCCCCTAAGTACCCAAGCTATAGCCTTTGCATAATTAGCGCTAAATATTTTAGGGCTATCATTCTTATCTAGTCTTGTTGCTATCGCCCATACGCCGTTACTACGCATGAACGCAGCTAAACTTATTTTCTCTCTCTTTTTCATTTCGACTCCTGTTACTTGTTATTATGTCGTCTTACTTAGACAATACATTAGAAGGCACCTATTAAGCAAAAAGGCCAGGCGTTTTTGCCTGGCCTTACTCCTACTCTTATCTCAGACCTCCATAGAGGCGGTAGGGTCTCTCTGTTTTCGGTGGGGGGTATTGCCCACCTTGATAAGTACCTTGCAGAGCTGCTAGAGTGGTTGCCGTCTACACTGTGTAGATTCGGCTTGGGGTACCCGCTACCTAGTTACTTAGGCTAGGCGCTCACCACTCTACGAGTCCAGCAGTACCACTGGGTTTGTCGGGGAGCTACCCGCAGCTCTGGAAGGCGCCTATAAAACGGCTGCCCTCATTTTCTTGATCGCCCGGTTTCTGTAGCTGCAAATTGCCGGCTGGGTTACGCCTAATTTCTTTGCAATTTCTGGCGTCTCAAAGCCCTTTACTACTAGCGCTACTACCTGGGTCTCTCGCTTGCTCAGTAGGCTTACAGCGTCTACTATGTCTAGCGCCCACTCAGCCCTAGTAATGTCATCTGCCTTACTGAGTACCTGACTCATTTCAGCGTCTAGCTTGGCGTACTGGGCATCATTCATGCCATCTACTTCTACGTCAAACCTACGCTGCTTTTTCTGAATATATCCCCAAGGTATAAAGCGGGCAAAGTGCAAAATATAGCTATCGTTATTTTTATCTGATAAAAACTCTGGGTCTTTATCCTGGCGCTCTAAAATACTGTAGATCATATCGGCCTCTAACTCGTCTGCTACGGCACCCGTACCGCTGCCGGCGTACCTTACGGCTATGGCCTGAATATCTGGCATGAGCTGAGCTAATCTTTCGTTATATTCTTTTATGTCGTTTAGGGTTTGGTTTGTCAAGCTAATCATTTTATTGTCTCCTGTGTGCTAGTGTGAGCGCTGGCCTGAGCTGGCCGGCGGTAGGCTGCAATCAACCTACACAGGCATTATACCCCCTTTTCGGGGGTGTGTCAATAGTAGACAATACAAAAAGACCAATCTATTAAGCAAATTGCCTTACAGGTTTGTTAGGTAATAGTATAGACGCCGTTTAAGTAGTCTGCTATTACCTGTATGGCGTCCTGAGAAGTCCAGCAATAAATTACCAAGTTGCCCAGATCTGAGAGCCTATCTGCCCATATTTCCTGCTCATCAGACGGCTTACCCTTTTTCACCTTCATTTCTATGTATAAGCTGTGGTATCCCCCCCTGGCTGCCGGCAAGTGAAGATCTGGCACCCCTTTTTTTAGGCCTTCCGATCTCATGTAGTTTATGGCCTGGAATCTATGCCGTTTAGTGATCTTTGAAAAAAGTATATTCTGGTTAGGGATAGCATAAAGAGCCTGCAGCTCAGGTATAGCCTGGCCCATAGATTCGGCCCAAGATATAACCTTAGATTGCTCCTCATGCTCGGTACCTACAGGTAAACTATCAAACTCGTTAGCTACTGGCATCTTTGATAAGCCTCTATTTCGTTTTTGAGATTATTTATAGCGGTTTTCTTGCTGGCCTCTGGCGTCTCTCCGTAGCCAAGCCACCAACCGCTATTTATCAGGGTTAAATAGCGAACCCCACCGCCTAAAGAGGGCGGTAGGGTTTGCTCTACTGTGCTGATTGTAACCAGTATAGAATCCTCTAACACAGAATCGTCTAAATCAAACTCTACAAAAAAATCTGTCTGATTATCCACGCCGGCTAAGTCCTTTGCCTTGCGCGGTAGGGTTTGCTCTACTGTGCTGATTGTAACCGGTATAGAATCCTCTAAACCAAACTCTACAAAAAAATCTGCCTGATTATCCACGCCGGCTAAGTCCTTTGCCTTGTATGGTTTCTAGTGTTTGCTGTATCCTGGCTGCGTTTTCTGCTATTACTGCAGCTGCATCTACGTTTTTACCAAACGGCAAAACACCACTCAAAGTAGCCAGGTATACGGCGTGAGTAGCGTTATTAGCCTCCGACTTGCTAATGATCCTGCCTACATGATCCTTTACCGTTTCTTGACTAATCTCTAACAGTACAGCTATATCCGAATAGGTGTGACCATCAGCAAGCAGCTGTAGTATTTCTTTTTGTCTATCTGTAAACATTGTTATTTTACTCCTCGTCTAGGTTTAGCGCCTTTGTATAAGGCCTGGCGTCCGTACCGGTTAGCTCTACTACATAGTTACGCCCGTCCACTAAACGACTGGCTAACGCCGGCTCTAGCTCCCTGGGCGGTACGTTGCCGGCCATAATCGTAATACCGTTACGCCCGTCCGTACTGGCGTTATACCGGTAATCAAAAATCTGGAATCTACGCTTAATAACCTCCCTAGATTCTGCTACCTTCTCTAGCTCGTCTACTGCCAAAAAATCTACCATGCTCCAATTTTTCACCATGCGTACCGCTGCCCCCTGGCCCTGATCGTAAGCAGCTAAGACCCCATCTACTATATCTTGCATACGTGTATAACAACTATGGCGCCCCGCTCTCATAGCCGTAGCGCAAGCTGTTTTAAGTATGGCCGTCTTAGCTGTACCGTACCCGCCCCAAAGGTAAACCCATCCATAGCCAACCTTGGTAACCTGATCTATGGCATAAATGGCCTCATGTATGTTTGTCTGCAAAGCGTCTACCTCTACTAAGCTATCCCAAGTCCTTTTAAGATCCCTTGGAAATAGATTCGTATACTCGTCTGCTAGCTCTTTCGTATCCCCGCCGGTATTACACTGGCAAGGCACCAACATACCAAACATAGGATGGTGAATATCATAATCTCCTGCTCTTACAAACTTATTATCATTGCAGATCTGGCAAGCGTAGCCCTTCTGTGTGCCATGATCCGGTAGATTAGCTATCCCCTTCTCTAATAAATCTCGCTCTACCCTGGCTCGCAGCCTGGCCCCAACGTCTGCAGCTTGCTCCACTTTCCCTTTTGCGTACTTCCCTCTCTTAATGTGTCTCATTTCCCTAATCTCCTGTAATAGCGCCTACCTGATTCTCGATTGCTTCCAATATATCAGGATCAAATAAGGGCGCATTATTCGCCGGCGCCTTACGGCTGGCCGGTTTACGTTTCTGGGCGGTAGGCTTACCTCGTTTACCGCCGTCTGATTTCATTCTCTGTAGTATGCCATGAACATACGCAAAATTACGTACTCCATTTTCTACCGCCTCGCTTACTGCGTACTCTATCCAGTCGTAGCCAAACTGCTCTAAAGCAAGGTCTAGCTTGTCTCCAATCATTTGAGATAGAGGCTCTATGTTTTTCTCCCAAAGCCGGTAAATTTTTTTCTGCTCTGCAGTAGCAGTAGTAGTTAATATTTGTTCAGTATTAACTATATCTTGCCCTAACGGTCTTACCGTGACGGTCTTACCGTAAGGGATAGATGGTTTTACCATATCACCATTAGGGGTATATGGTGTAAATCCAGGCTTACCCCCCAGATCTAGGGGTACAAGATCCTCTACTTTATATGGCCTGTCAAATAAAACAGACTCCCAAACCCATTTACCGCCCTGCCCTTGGTACTTGTATCTATACAAAAACCTAAAGGCCTGCAGCTCTTTTATGATACGCCTGACTACTTTTATGCCGGCTGGGCTTTGGTTTACTAGATCATCCATACGCATTACCCAGTTATCGGGCTTAGACAATAAATAAATTAGTACCCCCCTGGCCTCCCAAGTCATAGCGCCGTTATTTATTATCTCGTTGTCTAGTATTGTGTATCGTTCCGGTCTTTTTTTGATCCTAATTATTCCACTCATGGGCTACCTCCATAGCTGTATTTTTATAGACAATACAAAACGCAATATTTATTAAGCAAACCTACCCCCGCTTACCCCGTTTTTTTTGGGGTAGACCTAACCAGTATAGATTAGCGGAGGTAGGTATAAAAACAGGCCGAGGGTGCTTTACTAACGGCCTGGTTTTACTAAGTTATTTTGGCTCTGGATCTACTCGATACTTAACCTTTTGAGCCAGCTGTATAATGTCATGTGCGAAGTTTGCGCCCCGGCTAAGCAGTATACCGGTCAAGATCACGCCCACGATAGGGAATCTAACCAGCGGTACGCCCAAGGCTGCGAATAAGTCAAGATCTGCCAGGTAATTTATGGCTGCTGAGGCCAGCAAACCGGCCCCAAGGTTTACAAAATAAACTATAGAGCGCTCTTTAGGCTCCCATATAGGCTTTACGGTTTGTACCAGCGACTCTACAAGGGCTGCCAGTATCAAAACCTGAGAAATGGTAATAGTATCTGTTTCCATTGTGACTCCTTATAAGTTATTTTTGATTAGATCCGGTAGTACAGTCAGCAAAAACCACGCAGCAAACCCGACTCCTACCGGCAGTAGTATTTTTTCTAGCACCCATTTATAAGTAATGTTTTGACCCTCTGCTATCTCCCTGTCTAACACGCCGTTGCCTTTTTTATTTTTTTCCGGCTGAGAAATTGACCGCAAATACTGTAGCTGCTCTTGTCTGCAGTCTTTTTGTAGCTCCTGGATAGACGTCATGTGTCTTTTGATCGTTTCGATCTCACCGTTTATATGCGTTACTTCATTGTCTATCCTGACAAAGTTACGGCTCCCATCCTCTAGCCGGTTATCTACGTCTGATCTCCAGGCCTTAAATTCAGACCAATTAGAGCGCTCGTTACTAGCCAGCTGGGCTAAGGTTTGCTGTATTGTCACTAATTGATTATCGACTCTACCCATCCAATAGGCTAAATCTCCGTTATGCTCTGAATTTACAGACGGCTTGTTGCTCATACTGCTAACTTTACGTCCTTTTCTTGTACGTATAGAGAATCATACCCGTGTACAGGGTAATCTAGTACAAGTTTATAAAAATCGTCCTCGCCGTCCGAGTCTACAAACCCAGCGTAGACCAAGATAGGCGCCCCGTAATCCCATCTAAGCGCCGGGTCTTTTGTCTCGTTGTAAACGTTTATGTTGATAACCGGATAGCCCTGGCCGTTAGTAGAATTACTGCCCCACGCCTGGGCGTGTGTATCCTTTACGGTTACTATTGCCTGCCCTGGCGGTAATGGCTGCCCGCCGGGATGGTTTACTAAATGATCTGCTAGGCGCTCCTCAAGGTTGGTTACCCGGCTCTCCAGGTTGTTTAGCCGGCTGCCGTGTACTTCTACTGTTTCATCAAGTAAATACACCGCCGTTTCTAGATTCTCTACTCGCTTTACTAGCTCTGGGTCAGTAGGATCCGGGGGATCCGGGGGATCTACAGGCTCTACCGGCCAGTCAAAATCTATAATCGGCTCGTCTAGCCCTAAGCTAATGATATGCCCATGCCTCCAAAAAGATACACCGCCTAGACCCTGGTCATTTTTCGCAGCGTCCAAAAATTCTGTTATATCGGCTTCTGCAGCTTGCCAACCCCATTCTTTATAGGCCGATCCTACCGGAATCATGGGTAAAGGCTCCATAGCGTAAGAATCGTACAGTACCTGGTACTCGTCTATAGTCCTGTTTAGCTGAAATGCTGGGTTATGAGCGCTTACCCAGTATACCTGTGGCATAACAAAATCGCAGCCGTCTAAAAAGATCTGCCAGGGTACCTCTCTATGATAGCTTGGGTAGCGATATGAGCAAAGCACTATAGTAGCATCTGGTAACAGGCTGCGTAGCGTAGACATAAAGCGCCTGGCCCTGCTGTATTGGTTGTTTTTCTTAAACTCTTTTTCTACATCTAATATCCAGCCCTTGAACGGGTAGGCGCTCATGCGCTCTGCTGCTCTCTGGGCTTCTCTCTCTGGCTCTACTCCATACAGATAATGCCAGCCCCATAGATCTATTTTATTTTGCTCTAAGGCGTCTGAGAGAGGCCCTATTAGTACGTCTTTCCAGCCTGTAGGGGTAAGCTTAAGATTGTAGGCGCCGACTCCATCTGCAGCTTTTACCTGCAATGAGTTAGCGCCCATTTCCTTTAAGTGATCTGCTATTAGCTCTGGGTCACCGCCTAAAACGTCCTTGATTTTCCAGAGCATTGTAGACTTACCTAGTATCTGATTCATTATTCCTTACTCTCTTTTTTTTCTGGTTTTCTGGGTATCCCTTCCCCGGCTAAAGCGTCCTCAAGATCTGCGATAGCACAAATATGATCTACCGATATATTGATTTCTTGATCTTGGCCGGTTTGTCGGTTTTTGATGATTCGCCAGTTATGACTTTTGACAACTTCTTTTAGCCAGTCTGCGTACAGGTTATCTATTGTAAATTTCTTTTCCTCTGTACCTGCTAGATCATCCCAATTAAGAGGGCGCTGTACTGGCATTTTCTCACTAAACGACTGGCCCTTTTCCTCAGCTGCCTTTTTTGCGTTATTCCAGGCTATTAGCTCTACCTGATAAGGCTCGTCTATTTCTTGCTGCAGCTTGTCTACATATTTCTCAACATCTTTTAGCTCAAACGTTTTACGAATAGTGCGTACCTTGTGAGGTACGTCTCCCGATAGATCCTCTAGGGATCCTAAGACGTTTATAATGAGCTGCCGGCTTGCAAGCGTCAATCTGTAAAGTTTTAGCGTCATTTGGTTAGGTCTCCTTATGAATATTCTAATCTTTAGCCTTATTTCAGTATATCATAGTAGACCTTACAAATTTGAAAGGTTAGCCAGGCAGTACCTTAGCCTCTACGCTGTCCCTGAATGCGATTATCCAATCCCTTACAGTTAGCAGCTCCTGAGCGCTCATAACCCCAACACTCATAAGCCTGTCAGCGTCTGCTATGTGTTCATCTACAAATTTACCGTTAGCGTCAACCGTTACGGCCCTGGCTTCCAGGTATTCTATTTCCGTAAATGTACCTAAAGGATCCCCGTTACCGTCAAAGTCCTCTACCATTTCTGATACGATCTCTAGCCGTATTTTCTTTACTTGTACCGGCACCTGCTCTGCGTAATCTTCAAAGTTAGACATAATCCAGCTCCTATATGTAATATCCTAAAACCTGCAAAACAACATCACAGGTACCTGATCCGCTTGTATTAAGATCTATCCAGATATCCCCGTTACTATCTGCCTTGGCGGTTATTTCTTGCCTTACCCACTCATCATCGGCGTTGCCGGCGCAACCAAACCAAGCCCCGTTAGAAGCTGTGTTATTAGCTCCAATCGTACCCCAAACATTGTTAGTAGAGCTGGCCGAGTCTCTGGTAGCAACCTTTAGCCTATAAGCATAAATGTAGTCGGTAGGCAAAGCCGGCGTTAGTGAGGACATATCTAATTGAGTTTTAGACATTGTAGATCTAGGACTACCCGCCCATCCTGACAACTGGTAAGGCGTAACTTGCGCTCTATAACCCCAAACCTCGTAGCTAGCCGATCCTTTGTAGGACACAAGGGTATCTGTATACATGATATCCCCATTAGATGGGTTTAGGCTTGTATCTCCAGAAGCTATACCGCTGCCGGCCCTAAAGTCTCCAGCTGCAGCTACATCTCCATAAAAATAATGAGCGCCCAAGCTAGACGTATAATGAGTCCATGACGTATTTAACGGCCCTATGTCTACATATCCATGATCTGTACCGATTCTTACCCTGTTATCGCCTCCCTGTGCTATGTAACCGGTAGTAGATCCCATATTTATAGTATCGCCTACGGTAAAATCGTTATCCGCAATTACAGTAGTAGCATAAAAGTTTACTTCTTCATTGCCCAGCCTCATCATGCCGTCTATAGCGCCTACGTTTAGCTCAAAGTCGTCAAAGTATAGACCCCATTGGCCCAAGTTTAGTAAAGACGCATCTACGATAACCCTAACGCCTGTGGTACCGGTTGGCGCCGGGTCTGTTTGCATTTCTATTCTTGTCCAATCATTTAAGGCCGGGTTTTCTGCGTTATATATCCAAAACTCAGACCCTACGCCGGCGCCTATCCAATCTAGCTGAATTGTTAGCGTAATCCCATAAGTAGGATCCCGTAGCGATATCTTGTAGTAGAAAACCAGGGTAGCGATATCGTTAGGGGAGGCAGAATAGGTAGAGCTTGTTAGCGTGTTTTGCGCCCCTCCCACGTTGCCGTAGACCCACATATAGCAGCCATAGCTACCGCTGCGGGCTGCGCTGCTATTTCTTGTTATAGATCCATCACCGCTAACGGAAGTAGTCCAGCCAGACGTAAGCACGCTCTCAAAGCCTGGGTTAGTCATAGTAACAGAGTCTAGATTACCGCTTAGCAGCGTAGTGTAATAATAGTCGTCTACGCCGTCTGAGTAATGACCCGCAAATAGAGAGCCAAACTCTGTACCATTATCTAAATATTTTATAGAATACCCCAACCGATCAAGCGTCATAGCCTCGTTATTGATCGTTACCGTCTCCTCTGCTACCGTCAAGGATCCGGTAATATCCATGTTTACACCGTCCCAAGTAATACCCTGGGCGTCTGGGTCTCCTACCCTAAACTTGTAATAAGGGCTATCGTAGCCAACCCATAGGCCGGCGCCTGCCGTAAAGCTCATGGTACTAATATTGGATCCCATAGCCAGGCTAGGGGTATCCCTGTCTACCTCAAAAACAAAGTTGGTACCATCATGTATAGACAAGTTAGAGTTTCTAATGGTTAGCTGGCTATCGCTGGCTATGATCTGGCCGTCTGTGTTTGTGGTACCCTCGCCGGCCCATAGTCCGTACTCGTTACCGATTCCGCTTATACCGTCTAAATTTCCTACTCTGGTATGTGCGACAAAACCGCTAGGCTCTCCACTTGTTACGGTACTCCAGGTTTCTACCTGGCTGTAGGGAGAGTTGCCAGCATCCATTACCGTAGCCATCCATACGCCAGATCCCGTAGATCCATAACCTAGCGCTATCGCCCCGGTATATATTGTGTCTGCAGATGTATAAGAGGGTGTAGTAGTTGTAAATGTCCAACTCTGCTCACCGCCGGTAAGATCCGTATAGCTGGTTACCTGGCCCCAAACATCGGCCACAATCAGGCCCCCACCGCTTGTATCTATAACTCTTAGCAAAACGTAATCACTGGCCGTAAATAGGGCGTAGCCCTCAAAGCCCTCCAGATCCTCAAAATAAATAGTAGCGCCTACACCTGTATTAGGTATTGTAAAATCACGACTCAGCCGGCCCCTGCCCTCCGTAATGATAAGCCCACCTACTACGGCCTGGTAAATGTCGGCTATAAAAGCCCTTACGTGTAACTCGTCTGCAAAGATATACCTAAAATCTGCGTTGCCTTCTCCCGTAATCGCCCAACCAGCAGTCTGAGAGATATAGTTTGCTGGTTCTAATGATAATGAAGATTCTGAAACATCGTAGTGTAGAATGTGCTGAGTATTGGCAGTATCATAAAGGCGCAAATCGTTGTTTCCGTCTTTATAAAAAATGTACTTTTGTAAATTGTAATCATAAAAATATATGCAACTTTCCTCAGTTCCAAGATTGTCATAATTCGATTGAAGATAAAGAGCAGCATTATCCGTAACACCACGAATATAAAAATCATTATTACCAGAATTGTTGTATAACACGGTTTGTCCGTAGTTGGCAATCAATAACCGATTAGATGAATTGACCGTGAAACTGGTATAAGTTGTGGCATCATACTCTAGCCTTAGCTGAGATGTGGTAGCGTCCCTAATCATAAATGGATAAGTAGGATGTACGCCGACTCCTATCCTGGTAGCCTGTATATCCCCGTCTGCATACAGTCTAAATACAGCGCTCGACCAATCAGAAGGATATACCAAAATTTGGGAGGTACTTGTATTGCCCATCACAAAGTATGTATGTTTATCTGTGGGCGGGTTAAAGTATAAATTACCACTATCAGCATAAATAGCAGGGTTACCGCTGGAAGTGTATAACCTTATCGTTGTATTTGTGGCATTTGCACCGCCAAGAATAATGTCAGAGCTTACCGTATCTGTTATAGGGCGTAGGTATATGTTAGATCCTGTACTAGATAAGACAATATCCCCGTCAGACGCGGCGAATAGACGCCCATAATTGCTAGCATCGTACTCAAATTGCACCTGGGGTACTGAGGTATCCCTAACCTGCAGCGCATAAGACGGCGATACGCCTATGCCCAAGCTGCCAGAGCTAAAGTATACGTCTCCCTGCAGCTCATTATCTTGTGTCCTGGCCTGCTCTAGGGTTACTTGGTGTGGGTTTGTGTAGTCTACTATGTGGCCCTGGTAATCTGAGCTTAGCTCTGATATGTCTACGCCGTCTATCGTTACGCCAACTGATACGCCCAGATTACCTGTAAGCGCCCTTGTGCCGTCCGTTTTCAAAAACTGGGGAGCCTGACTGTCTACGAGGGTGCCTGTATGGTGGGATGAGTCTAAGCCGTGTGGAGAAGGCGCCCCGCCCCCTCCGCTAGTTGGGCTAAACTGGGTGGCGTCCTCTATCCATCCCACAATGATAGGCCTAGCCTGATCTAAAAAATCTGTCAAACTTGTTTTGCTCATCCTATGCTAAAGCCTCCAATGTCCCAGACTTCTTTACCCATTCTGGGTACTATAGTTAGCCGGCCTGTCTCTACGTTGTACTCTGATTCCTCTATGTAAAAAGCGTCTGCTACGGTTACTCCGCTTGTGTCTAGGCTTGTAGGGAATACGTCTTTAAATTGCACCCAGCCTATAGGGCATGTATGCTCTACTCTGTTACCTGCCCTGTCCCGGTAGGTACCGTCTCCGTGTAGAAATACTTTTACCTGATTCCGTGTTAAGGTCTCGTCCTCCCTGATCCTTACGTTACGATCCTTGTCTACATAAGATACCAGGCGCCGGCCACCATCTACGCCGGCCCCCATTAGCTTTAGTACCTCTTTGAGGGCGGTAGTATCACCGTCACGATAGATAAAGACGGGTAAGCTTGTCTCCTCTACCTGGTAACCGTTAAAAAACTGCCCGGCGTCCTCTAGTATGTCCTCTATCGTTAAGTTAGAGTTTTCCCCACCTGCCACGCTAAAAATTATGTTGCTATCAGGGCTGGCCTGGCTCCAGGTAGACCCGTTGTATACTTGTGTACGGCCTGTACAAAGCAGCTCCTCAGTAGCTACATAGATCCCGTAATAGTTACTGGCGTCTGCAGCTCCTGTACGTTCTATCACTATCCAATGATCCCCGCTTAGGGTTAGCAAGCTAGAAAACTCAAACGTTATAGCGCCTCCGTTGCCTATATTTGCTGCTGTTACGTCTGCGTACCCGATCTGTGTAGAGCCTGGCGCCGTCTGGCTGCCGTTGTCGTCATAAATAGAAACACGTACAGAGTCTGAGGGGGAGCCTTCTACTGCTATCTGTATAGTAGCTATCAAGGCACCCCACCCAGTAGCGCTAAAATAATGAGCTAGTTTTTCGTTTGAGCTGGTATCTCCTAGATTCGCTGCGCTATCTGCTACGCCTTCATAGCAGCCGGCCACGCCCTCGCCCCTTGAATAATACAGCCAAGATAGAGTCTCCCACCAACCAGAGGCCGTTATAGAGGCGCCTATTCTATTGTCGTTTGTGGTGCGTGTTTGAGCTATTGGATAAGCCAATAGCTCTAGCAGCTCCTCAGCCTGATTCGTGGCAGCGTCAAGGCCTACAGAGTTTAGGGTACCTAGCAGTTTTTTTCGACCATACAGGCCTATGCTGTGGCTATTCTCTATAGCATCTGTAGTATTGCGTAAATTATTTGAAGTTGTGTACACTATTTGTATCTCGTTATACATAGATCTCATACTTACTTCAAACTCTACGGCTCCTACGGCCAAGCTGATAGACTCAATATAACCCCACCAAACCGGGTTAGCTATATTGCTGTAAAGCGCTATAGGGTTTCTTAGGTAATTCAATACGTTAAATACGGCGTCTCTACTGCCCGATATGTCAATTTTAGCAAGTTTAGGCCCGCCCATAGCAGAAAACGAGTACCATTTAGGCCTCAGAGTCATTGGTACTATAGTTACGCTGTTACCAAGATCCTTAGCCCTAATGATTGCCTGTGTCATACGGTAAGCCTCCTAGGCCTGTAGTAAATTCTAACTGTAGATGTAGCCAGTACGTGAGAGTCTGAAATTATTACAAAGCGCTGATCCTTGCCAGGCCAGAGCATCAAAGGCTCTCCTATTCCTGTGTAGTAACCAAGTACGCCATCTGTATTAGCCGTCCACCCGTCAACAAATGTACGCCCCGTAATCCCATCATCTACTATTCGCTCCCCATTCTCGATACCATAGCTATAACAATCCAAAAAGCGGTAATGATCTGCTGGCATCACGTACAAAGCATCTAGCGTAAAGTCTTTAGTCCCGATTTCTTCAAAGTCTGCAAACGTAAAGCCAAGGCCTAGCGGGTAGTAGTCGGCCTCGTTAGGCAACCAGGGAGGTAGTACAAGTGTACCCATATCTACAAAGCCATCAGAATCCGCTAAATATACCTCCCCTGTCTCAGCTATCTTGTTTAGAAAAGCGCTGTAGGGTAGCCAGATCTCTACCTTGGCATGGAATCCAGTGTTAGGGGATGTGGCCGTTTCTACCTTCGCCAAAATCTTGTAGCGCCGGCCTGCAGCTGCTATAAGTGGTGTGCTGGTTAGCTCCCATTTCCACATAAAAGAGGCATAGGTATATTGAGTGACGTTTAGGTATTGCTCTGCTGTACCTCCGCTCCATTCCGTATTATTTAGGGTGCCTGGGGATCCGTTAGCGCTAGCGTCCTCTGCCTCGTAGACATAGGTAAGGTTGTCTCTGTTAGGGCTAAATATTAGCTGCCCTACGTGTATGTCGTATATACGCCCTCCAGAATAAGACGAGGTAAGCTCTAGCCTAATTGGAGTAGGTATAATCGTATCTATGTCCTCACTATCACAGTCTACATAGTGGTAGTAGCTGTTACCTGAGTCTAGCTGATTCGTGATCCCTTTACCGCCTGTGGCCGGGGTAGAGCTGGCCGGGTTGTATATTTCCAACTCTGTTAATGCCCCTTCCCAGTAAAAGCGCCTAACCAAACTAACGTAAATTATAGCGTTATCCCCTATCGCCCAGTCCCTTACTGACTCCTGGGGTACGTGTACGCTGCCGGCCAGGATCTCTGACCTCCAGGTACCAGTAGTATCCTGGGGGGTAAAGTTGACAAACCACTGAGCGCCCCCGTTGTCTTTTTGGTATCTTTCGGCCTCAAGAAACATAACCTCAAGATCTTGTATAAAGGTTTCTACCTCGCTCATATCGTTACTGCCGGTAGGTCTCAGTATAAGCTCTACCGATTCCGATACGTTGCGCCTGGTTACGTTTGTTACGTCTCCCCCGTCTTGGTAGGCGTCTAGTACCTCTGTAGCCGATAGCTGCGGGGTACCTATGTTGTAATTCAGCACACGGCTAACCCCACTGGTAGGCGTTATCGTTTTGCCGGTTTTTGTAAAAGTCATAGTATGACTCATGTACGCTGCCTCCTGCTGATCTCCTCAGCTACTCTATAGGCTACGTTGCTTATGTCTACATCTGTACTCATGCTATCTACATTCACGTTTACAGTAATAGGCGCTGCAGCTCCTAGCCTTGGCATGTTTGCGCCGGCTCCAAAGCCCCCCGATACGTTAGCATCAAAAGCCGGCAGAGATTTTTTAGCTATCAGGTCTAAGCCCTCAGCTATACCGGCTAGGGTATTCTCAAACGGGCTAGGGCTGTGGCCTACTAGCCAGTCTGGTAGAGTGGCATTTTGTAGGCGCTCTACCATATCTTTTATATATCCGATAACGGTAGAAATAGCCTGGCCTACCTTGTCAAAGGTACTTTGTAGCGTCTCAAGAAAACTAACGCCCTTGCCTATCTCAATACCTAGCTTTTCGCCTAACCATTCCGCTATATTTTCAAATATGGGTATTAGATTCTCTGAAAGATAGGCCCATACCTCCGTAAGCGCCGGTAGTAGTACATTTTGCCATAATCCGGCCAGGATCTCTAAGGCCAGAGCCAGAGTTACGCTTAGCAGCTCTGCAAGGGCTTCTAACAAAGGCCCTAAGCTCTCGTTATAGAAGTCTACCAACATTGCCCAGACTTCCTGTAGCCAGGCTACGGCTTCTGGAAGGTTTACGGATAGCCACTCAAGCAAAGTTACAAACAGTGGGAATAGTACGGTACTTATCCACTCCCAAACCGTTTGAATTGCCGGCAAAAGTATATTTGTCCATATATCAGACAAAACGGCTATAGCGTCTGGAATGACCACGCTAAACCAATCAATTAGCAGGCCTATAACAGGGAAAACGTAGGTTTGTACCCACTCCCAAAAGGCCAGCATAGCCGGGTATAAAACATTATTCCAGTAATCGCTTAGAGCCTGTATGGCTATGGGTAAATTCACCTGCAGCCAGGCCTTTAGCTGCTCTATGGCCGGTAGGATCGTCTCATACCATACCTGGGTAAGCGTATCCCTGATACCAAACCAATTATTCTCCCAAGCGTTACGCAGTAGGGCGATAACGCCAATTAGTACAAACAGGGGAGCCATACTAGCTACAAGGCCTAGAAAAGCGTTTACCAAAAACACGCCAACTATGACGCCTAGCGCAATTAAAACATCCTTGAATGACACAAACTCAGATATAAAGTCTGCTATTTTAGTTACAAACGGCGCTGCAGCGTCCCTAAGTCTAAAGAAGCTGTCGACCAGGCCCCTTATGCCGTCTATCAGATCGAAAACGTTTTTTCTGGCATTACCAGAAAAAGCTACAAGTATTGCCTTTTCAAAAGCTTGTGCTGGGCTATAGCCGGCCCCCAAAGCCTGAAAAAAGCGCCCTATAGCGTCTGCAAACGGCTGCAGCCCGTCTATTATTGCGCTTGTAGCATCAGTTACACGCTGCGCTACTACGTCCATTAGGGGGGATTCTCGCACGTCTAAGAAGGCGTCAAGGATCCCATTGGCAAACTCAGTAAACATCTCTACGCTATCACCTAAAATCTGTGGCATAGTGAGAGTAAAGACGTCTGCAAACGTAGACGAAAGGCCGGTCAGTGTACGGCTCATCCTCTCGGACGCCCCGCCAAAGTTATCATCAGCGTACTTTGCAAATAGCTCTGTAAACTGATCCCAGTTTATAAGGCCCTTGTCTATGGCCTTGTTAAAGTCCTCATGGTTATCTATTTGTACCCCTAGCTCGTCTCCCATGTAGCGTAAAACGCCTACCAGGTCAAAGCCTGCCATGCTTAGCTGCCGTATATCTACCGCCGTTACCCGTCCCTGCATTCTTACCTGAGCAAGGTTATAAGCCATTCGGCCCATCATTTCATTATTGGCACCGGTACCGGCTGCTACATTAAGTAGGGCGGTAGTGTAGTCTTTGGCCTGATCCGTAGAGTAGCCAAAAGCCATAGCCGTTCTAAACGTGTTTTGAATAGTTTCTACTTGGTATGGGCTAAAAATAGCTATCCTGGCTAACTCGTCCATAAGGCCGGCTGCTGCCGTTTCTGCAGCTGGTAAAGCGTCTCCTATGTTTTCGTACTGCCTATTGAGTAGCCCTGTTTCATCTGCAGCCACTCTAGCAGCGTCTGCCTGCATAATCTCTCTGGCTATTAAGCCCTCCATTCCTACCTGCATTTGCTGCATAGCGCCAGTAGCCATAACAGACTTAGTTACAATCCCCTGCAAGCTGCCGGCTATTCTCATAAAGAGATTAGCGCCTAGGATCCCCCCGGCTATTTGCCCCATATTAGACAGGGCGCCTCCAACGTTTCTAAAGGCGCCACTGGCTCTATCTTTACCTATTACGGTAATCGTTATTTTATGATCCATCTAACGGCTCCTAGTTCGTGGTTTATTGCTGCTAGACTGATTCTGCCTGTGTTTCTCCTCCATACTGAGTATTTTTAGCGCTACTAAAATATCGCTAGCTTTTTCTTGTCTCAGCTGTGAGGGTGTACAGTGGAAAACGTCTCTACACATGACTAGAGTTATGTACTCTGGAGGCGCCTTGCCTCCAGTGTGCAAATGAGCCATTAGACGTAACTCTAGTTTTTTGGGTTTGCTAGGGCTTTAAATTCCTGTTCTAAAACATTCTGTAGCGCCTGGTAAACTTCCAGAAAAGGCAGATCTTCTACTTCCTCTTTGTTTACGATCATCTTGTTAAGGGCATAGCCGGCAAAGCCAGGCTCCGACTCCTCAACACCTGATACTTGTAAAAACTCTTTCCATGAGAGTTTCTGGGCGTCTACAACAATGTTTATTCCTGCCGTTTCATTGGCGTTCGATTTTTCATCAGGCATCTTTTAATCTCCTATTATGTGGCTACTGATTTTGTGATGTTTGGTACGGTTACGACAAACTCTATACCGATAGCATCAGGGCTGCCAGCGTCTGCGCTTGGGTAAGTGTGAGATAGGATATAACCGGCTCCAGATGTATAAACAAAGTCGCCAGCTGCCCCACCCTTGGGCGTCCACTGAATGTAAAACTCAGTCCCGCCCTCGTAGGCTGCCCTAATTACCTCGGTAGGATCTGTGGCGCCCTCTGTGTAAACAATTTTACAAGTAATCTCATACAAAGAGCCTTTACCTAATGTCAGAATAGGCGTAAACCCGTCAAAAGTGTGTACTTCTCCAGATTGCCTATCTCCACCTTCTACCTCAATACTGTTAGCAAAACCGCTAATATCTGTCCAGGTTGCGCCGTCATCTCCGATCTCAATTAGACAGTCAATAGCCGATAAAGCATCTGTAGTTTGTGCCATGATACTTACTCCTTAATTTCTTTTGGTTTCTTTTTGGCCTGGGGGATAATTTTTATGTAACCCTCAGATTCAATCTTTTTTAGCGCTGCTAAAAACTGCGCCCCGTTCTCGTCATCCTCAACCGGCCAGGTTAGAATAACTGGCTTTTCGCCTTCGCCCGCTGGGTGTACGATTTTTTTATGGTGCCTTGATGATACGGTTTTTAGGATCTCTGCTTTTACCTCTTTAGCCATTAGGTTACCTCTATTAGTATTCTCTCAAAACGGTACTGGGTGCCGTCTAAGCCAGGTACGTTTATGGTATCTGATCTATCGGCAAAAGCTAAATGCTCCCAGTAGCCCGATTCCTTGTTGTTTTCTGATATTACCTCGGCTATGCCTGCCTCTATGTTGTCTAAAGAGTCCTCTACGGTCTCTCTCGTGTAGGTTGTATCGTCTTGCGTAGGGAAGGTTATAAAAGTCTCTATCAGAAAATAATAAGCGTCTGCCAGGCCTTGAAAAGTGAGCTGTGTACGCCTTGACCCGTCACTTGTGACGACTACCGCCGGCGTCTCCGTAAACATCTTTACTGACTCGGCGTGTACTTCTTTAGCAAAACTATTCTCTACAGTTAGCTTATTCTCTATCAGCTCTGCCAGGCGTTTTCTGCATTCTTTTCTATTGGCTCTAATCATCTCAGGCCTCTTAGTAAGGTATCCTCAGCTCTCCGGCCTATCATTGGCCCGGCCTCTTTTACGGTACGCTCCGCAAAGGCGTGAGAGCCTCCCCGCTTATGCTCCCAAAAGCCGTAAATATACGGCCTACCAGACGGCCCGTAGGCGCCAGGATCTGTATAGATCTGCCCCTGTAAACCGACTACCTTTATCAGACGGCTAGACTTTAGGGCGCCTGTGTCTACGTGTATTACGCCGGCCTCGTAGGCCTGCGCTTGTATAGTAGCGTTTTTTATTGCCAGGCCAAAGATTCCAGTAGGGCGCATGGCTGCTACATTTTCTTGATTCGCCCGCTGGGTTTCTTGCAGCCCTTTTATCGTTATAGGCATCAGGTCTTTAGATCCTCTAGAATCAAGTGTACATAGCCATCCGAATCGGCTGCAAATGTCTGCAAAAGCTCATGTATGCTATTTACGCCAGTTCGCTCTCTAAGCTCTTGATCCGCTGGGTCTAAGGGCGTAACCGCAAGATCACTTAAAACCTCTGTAGGCGCCCCCCTGAGCGCTCCTACGGCTGCTGGGGTACGCTTTGTGCTAGCAGTTTTCGTAGCCATCAGTCTAAAAGTGGGCGTAGAGCCAAACTCCGTATACTCACCGCATGATTTTATAGGGTATTCTTTGGAGTCGACTACTAAAATGTCACCCTCTCGGATATTAATAGACATTTTCGCCGTCCTCTATACTGGCTACAGAGATTACGCCGGCCTCCAGGCTATCACCAAAGAGAGAGCCGTAGGCATCGTTTACAGCTGCTACCTTTTTCTCTAACATACTTTCGATATGTTTAGAAAACTGGCTTAAGCTTTCACGCCTTGGCCCTACGCTAATGTCTACAAGAGCTGCAGCGCCTGGATATATAACATTATCTAATATCTTTAGCTCTGCTACATCTATCAAGGCCTCCTCGTCATCTGCAGCCACGCCGGCTAAGTCGGTATCTGTTACGGTTGTAAAATCAGAAACACTATAGCCCAGCGTTTTTAGAGCTGCCCGAATAGGATCTACAAGATCTGTATTACTGCCGTCATCTGTAGAGCCGTCCTTTCCAACTGTAGTTAGTAGGGCGCCTGTCCTTGCAATCAAAATAACGTCTAGCGTCTCTCTTGTTAGGCTCATTTTCTATGCCTTTATCTGAAAAAGGCCAGAGCTTAGCCCTGGCCTTTTGTCTATTCGGCCTAGGCCTCTTTTTTCTCTGGCTCTGGCTTAGATTCTTCTTTTTCTAGCTTAGCCCGTTTGCTGCCGGTAGGATCTACAAGCTTAACGAGTAGATCTACCTTGGCTGCCAGCTCCTCAAAGGCCTTAGTCTGCTTTGCCATTGCTACGGATTTTTTCATAGTATTACCTCATCTTTAGATCGTTTGTATTATTTCTACCAGGTAAACCCTATTACTTTATGCGTAGGCGGTAGGCGTGGTGTAGGTCGTGCTGGCTACTAATTGGATAGCAACGCCACCCAGACGGTTAGTAACCGCATAGCCAAACCGATTCCGGTAGTGTGAGCTTTCCAGGGGGTACTCATCACTCTTAGCAACTAAGGTTAAGTTAGGCTTGAGTCCGGTATCCGGGGGATCAATACGGCGCATGAGTGGGGAGGGCATATCTGTATTGATTCCAAGCATATAGCCATCTGGAATCCAGCGCCAAACACTAACCCAAGCGCCAGAGCAACGGCCAATAATTTTACCGGGTACGCTGGGCATTCCAAACGGTACGGCGGTATCGTCTCCAGGCCTAATGTATCGGTCTGGTACCTCGTCAAAGTCTGCCAGGGCTTCTACGTAAGGCTGGGCGGTAGGATTGATAAAGACTACACAGCCAATATCATCACCGTAATGCTCCTCAAGATCCTGTACGATAGTGTAAATCGGGTTGTTGGTATCAGAGATAGCGCTGGTAATGTAGTTTACGCCGTAGTAATGATCTTCGGTAGCCTCTGCCTCAGACCCTAAAACGGGCGGGTAAACTACCGAGTCGCCGTTAGCCAGTGGCTCTACGGTCAAGCTGCCGGCAATATCATCAGCAAAGGTACGCTGGGCGCTGTTAAGCATGGCCCGCAAGATCTCATGCCTTACCGTGTTTGTGTTTTGGATGGTTACGGTCTGTATGTGGCGATTCATTTCTGCAGCCGTCATATAGGCAAGCGCAATATCATCACCGCCAACCTGGGCGCCAAAGTCCTCTAACGGGATAGCCACATCCCAAGAGCCGGTAGCTTTCACCGCCCCGCTTTGTGCCTGGCCTCCCCGGCGCTGCAGCCTGCCGGCGCCTGGTAATTTATACCGGAATTTCCAATCTGTAGTATCTCGCTCTACAAACATGCTAACCGCTGCATTAAGATCCCGGTTGTATTGGTCGATCACCATTCTTACAGCGTCATATACGACTCGCTGGCCGATAGTGTTTACGTAGGTACGCTCTGCAGCTGCCTCCGCAATATTCAAAAGTCCTAAAAGTTGTGACATAGTTTTTTATACCTCTTATTTATATGTGGTTTATGGTTTTATCTGAATAAAGCATCAGACTAAGCCCATGTACCAATCCAGTCCGCATCAACGTATAAAACGTGAGTTAGATTAGCGTCTGAGAGGCCAAAAACACGCCCTACGGTAACGGATAGGGTACCGGCTGCGTCTGCAAGCTCGCCGGCTGTGTCTGAAAGATAAACCAGAGCATCGCCATTTAAGCCTGAAACGTCAAAACCCTCTACATGGCCTTTTTTGAGTACGCTTACTGCCTGGCCGGCGCCAACGTCTTTAAGGGCAATCCCCCTAACTTGCTGTTTGCCGGCTGCGTTAGCGTCTGCAACTCCAACCTTACGAGTAGTCAGCTGGTAAACCGGCTGGCCTGCCTCGATTGCCTCAGTTGCGATAAAATCGTAAATCTCCGCATTCTGAGGGAAAACTACGGCTACTTGAGCCTTTGTACGTGTTATGTCTGCCATTTCCTGATTCCTTGTTTAGAGTTTAACTAATGTTGGGTAAGTTTCTGTTTGCTTACCTTCTGGGGAGGCCGGGGGAGTTTTGGGTACCTTGCTTCTCGGAGGGGTGCCTAGGCTAGCTTTTCCATTGTCAGAAAAAAGATAAGGCCGGCTATCTCGTAAAGCTTCTACTGCCTTTTTAAGGCCCTTTACTTTGCCGTCCTCGTCAATGGTTACGCCTTCCAGATCTACCAAATCAAAAGCGTCTGAGGCTGCCTGTGGGCTAGCAAAAGATAGCTCTAGCTCTTTGGCGGTAGTGCTAAAAGCCTTTTCCAGTCTCAGGCCCTGTACGATCTCTTGCGCTTCCAAGAGTTGCGCCTGCAGTTTTTCGGATTTCTCAGTAAGCTTTTGTAGCTCTGATTTTTTTGCATCTGCAGCCTTGGCCTCTGCCTCTTTATAGGCCTTTAGGGTCTTGTTGGCTTCTGATAGCTTGGCTTTTAGCTCTTTCTCTGCTTTTCGCTGTGCTGCTATAGTGCGTTTTGCCCTGTCTGGGTCATAATCGCCGTCTAACTCCAGATCCTCACCGTCTAAGTCGGTATCTTCTACCTCATCTACGGTAACGTCTTGATCTTCGGTATCTTCCCCGGACACATCAGGCCCGCCACTTGGCGCCCCGTCAACGTCATAAAAGATCATGGGTACAATAGGATCGTATAACATAATTAAGCCTCCTGTGCTTATTAAAAAAATACCTACCGGCGCTTGCCTGGTAGGTCTATTAGCTAAATTATAGCATATTTGCTTAACCAGTAAACTATTTTGTATTGTCTAAATAAAATGGAGGATCAATATGCACAAGGCTAGTAAGGCTGTAAAGATAAGGAATAGTAGAACGTTTATATTATCCGCTACCGTTCCAAGCATAGGGGAGAATCCCCTATGGTATACATTTGACGGTCAATTTAGGCATTACAGGCTAATAGGTTTGGATGTGGTAAGAGGCTATAATTCCGTATCTCTGTCTTTTACTTTTCTTATCTTGCTGCTTGCTGTATCTTGGCCGGCAAAAGAAATAATAGTGAGGCCGTAATGATTCTGCAATGGGTTTTGTATCTTATATCCGCTTTTTTTGTAGGATCCGGTATAGCTCATATAATAATTTTTATTATAGAGCCTAATGTAATGTCTATAGTTATCATTTTCGTAAGCCCTTTTTTAGGCGCCTTTTTTGGTATGTCTGGAATAGTGGCCGGCACAAAGGAATCTAAATACGATGATTAGAGCAAACAAGCTGCCAGGGATCATACAAGCGGGCGATAAAATAGCTCGCTTTGTTGGCGTTACGGTTGGTGGGGTAGACGTCACAAAGGATACCCTAAAAGTAAACCTCACACAAAAAACGGCTACTCTGTGTATGAGAGATAACGCCGGTAACATGATTGTAGATGAGTATTACAACCAGGCCAGCGTAGAATATACCAGGGGAGTAGAGGTTATAGTAAAAGACGGCGCCCCTGAGTGGGTAGACGAGGCCCTAAAAGAAATAGAAAAGGAAAAAATATATGAAATTGAACGCTAGAAAACTATTTGAAAGTCAGTCAAGAAAATTACCATGCAGCTTTCCGGGCTGCTACGCTGCAGGCCAGGCCCATACAAGCCCGGCCCTATGTGATAGGCACGAAATAATCTGTAGAATCGTAGGCCAGCGCAGCCGGCCAGCCTGGGGAGGTAATTTCAGGTTTATCCTAATCGAGGACGTAAACCACGCCCTAAAGAGAATACGCCCAGACGCTGCAGGCGTATTCCAAGACGAGTTAGAGTATTTTATACAACTTTATGCGGAGGCCAGAAATGAACCTAAGTAAGCTAGAGATACTAATATTGCTTGCTATTATTGTAGTAATCGCAATATTGGTAATGCTGCTTGTTATGTATATGCCCCCTGTGTTTGTAAAAGTGGCCCATGCCCAAGAGCAAGACCCATACCCGGCACCTGTTTTTCCAGATCCGACTACAAACCCATACCCGGCGCCTGTGATAGGGGAGCCGGCTTTTACTACGGCCACGCCAATACCTACAGAACCCATAGGCCCTGATCCTGCTATAAAAGAGCCTGCTAGTGTAGATCTTGTCAGTTTTAGCGCTAGCAGCTCAGGTATCGGCCTAATACCTTTGCTAATTGTGGCCGGCCTATTATCACCGTTGGTCTGGGCGGTAGCTGTAAAAAGAGAGAGTCAAGATGATACAAAAAATTAAATGTCTTTTAGGTTTTCATACCTGGGGAGCTTGGAGAGTAGACCGATTCCCTAATGGGTTTGACTTGCTAATGGGGAGGGAGTGTAAACACTGTAAGAAATTTCAATGGAAAGTGTCTGTTAGGTAAAAATAATTTTATGCTTTCGATAAGTGTGATTAACACAAACATAAAGGGAGATGACAAATGAAACATAACATAGGTATAGACGTAAGCGCAATGATCGAGGGTATGCCTACAGGCCTTGAGAGGTCTGTACTGCGTGTACTGTCTTATCATGTTGGTAGAGATAGCGCAATCTCAAGAGCCTACTTACTCAAAAACGTTAGATCTGTAATGGCTGTGGATGATCGAACCTTGCGCCTGGCTGTAAACCAGCTGAGAAAAGCCGGCGTAATGATTTGTAGCACCGGCGGTAAAAACGGCGGGTACTGGCTGGCTGCCAGCCCAAAAGAGCTAAACGATTACCTAGATAACGAGGTAAGAGCCAGGCTAAAGGATCTGGCAGAGCAAGATAGAGCCTTGACGGCTGCAGGTAAAGCAGCCTGGGGAGAAGGCATACAAATGACTATGACAATGGAGGCTTAACATGAGTGACATAAGCGAAAAGCAAATAAAAATAATAGCTGATGACCAAGAAAACAGAGTCGTAATTATCATCCCTGATATGGGCGTACTTTACCTAAACTCCGTAGATCAAATTATGACATTCTTTCAGGCTATTGTGGAGTCTGGCTACCAGATCTGGCCTAACGATCCGCTAATGGCCCTATGGAAGTCTGGGGAGGCTGCCCGCCAATCCTGGGATTTTGGAGAAAACTAAATGCCAATAGCAGCCCCTGACAAGAGAGATAACAACCGAAAAGCTATAGCTAAAATGCCATCAAAAAAGCCACATTTTCAAAAAACGCCACTGAAAGAGGCTATAAAGGGAGAGCTATTGAGCTGTAATGGTAAGCCAGACGCCTACCAAAAGACAATAATAATACAACGCCTGGCAGCCCAGTATCACGTAGATAGATCTTTAGTTAGAAAATGGGTAAACCATCTAGGGACTAAATAAGACTAAATGTTTAGTCCTATTTAGTCCGAAATAAAAAGAGCCTTGCCAAAACGGTAAGGCTCTTTTGCTTTAATGTCTGTGGATCCCTGGCCTAGTACGTCTACTAGGTAGCGCTACGTCTCCAGGGATCCTCTAAAATGGGTTTCTGATCTGAGTATAAATATTTTATCACAAACCAGCTACAAGGTAAGCGCTGGCCGGGTGTATCTCTGGTATCGGTAAGCCAGCTGCTCTACGGTCTAGAATCTTCTTAGCGCTTGTTTGCATAAGGCTAGATAGGTTTTCGTCATAGCCGGCCTGGTACAAGACTCCAGACGTCCTACAATACCAATGAAACGGAGGCCAGCTAATACGATCCGCAAACCTGGGTGTACCTTTGAGCCTAAATTTGCCAGATAAGGGCTGTACTTGACCATGAACACGTAGGCAGCAATCAGTAGTACGCTCGTCTAGGCCGGCTACTGCCATTTTTTCATATTTTCCAGGCCCTACCGTATCATTCACCATGTAACCAAACAAAGACCAAAAAAGAGCTGCTGCCCATACCGCCCCGGTAACTAAAACATCTGCAGGCCTGAGCTGGCCTGATCTGCTCTTGTCTCCAAGTATCATAGATCTGTCTGGCCCGGTTAGCCAGCTTGCCATTATCGCTGATTCTTGTTGATCTACCTTTGCCAGTATTGGCCCTACGGCTGCGTTAGCTCTTAGCTTAATTATCTCGTCTGGCGTTAGGTTTACCTGATCCCCATAATTACGCAGCTGTACGCTAGCTGACTCAACCCCTTGTCTTGCAGCTCTCATTAGGATCTCTGCAGAGCTAGCCTGTACGCTGGCCCTAAGAGATTCAAAGGAATCTAGTACGGCCTCATGCCCGGCGCCGGCTTGTAGCGCCTGGTCTAAAGATCTGTAAGTGGCCCTGTAGGCCTTCAAAATTGGAGTACCTACATAATCTGTCCTACCAAAGGCCCTAAATAGCTTAGAGAGCTTCTGGGCGTCAATTAGAGCATGTTTTAGGTTAGTCTCTAAAGGGTTTTTAGGCATTATCAGGGCTTACCTCGTCCAATTGGTCTGAGGGCGCCTCCCCGCCCTCCCCCTCGCTCATTGCATCTTGCATCATGCCGGCTGCTCGCATGGCCTTTAGCTTTAGCTGGTACTCCTCCGATTCCTCTATTTGCTTTATGTCGTCATCACTCCAGCCCTGGCGCTGCAGGTAGACCATAAGGGGTATGCCGGCCTGTATAGCCTCGTTTGCAGCCTTCCAAAATGCGCCTTCTACTTCTATGTCGTCTAATGGATCCTCCGTAAAAACCGGCCTATCTCCTATCTGATGATCTAGGGCGCCTGAGTCGTAGCTCTGCAAGTTTAGGCCGGCAAAGTTATCATAATTTCTATGCCCGCCAATAGCTAAAGCCATTTGCTGTACTCTTACTAAGGCATCGTCATAAATTGCCCGGCGCTCGTAAACCTTCTCAGATACCCGCTGTCTGGCTGTCCGTAATGCCCGGCCAGACTGATTCCCGCTAGCATTCCATATATCCATTTGTAGCTCTGGGTAATCCCTCTCAAGTTCAGACAACACGGTACCGATATGCCCGCTGGTTGCTCCAAGATCTAACGAGGCTACCAGGCTTTGAGCCTTCGCCCCGGCCTCAGCATAAAGTATGGGCGTCTCCTCACGGCTTGGCTTAGTCATACTTACTGTGGGATCCTCGCCGGTTGCTCTGATTCTTGATCTTGGCTTTTTTACGCCTGAAAGTAGCCAGGGCGCATCTACCATTTTCCTGATCTGATCCCCTAGCTTGCTTGCCAGGTCGTCTACCTCTTGGAATTTTACCCGGCCTGCGTGTAGCTCTGACCATCCCCAGCTAATACCTACGTTGTTATGTTGTATCATGACCATAGGTACAAAACCATAAGGCTCTGACCATTCGCTTTGTTGACCATTCCAGGGGTAAGGGGAGTTATTAAGAAAAGTCTTGTAGACTACGTTTATACCGTCTCTGCTGGCTATTTCTTTGTAGTCTACCTCTCTGTCTGGGTAATCTGGGTGTACTCTTTTTTCCTCAATTGTGTAGCCCTTGACGTTGCCAAAGTTATCTAGCTGTACATCCGTTAGGGTAGCTGGGTGTACCAGCTGCAGATATACTTTGCCCCGGTCTACATCGTCTACTACTTGTATGCCCACGTCACCCATTACGGCCCCATGTAAGCTACAGACTCCTTTAGTCGTCTGCCAATTTGACCAACTCCAGAGATTACTTATAGCCGGCCTGATTGAGTCATTATCTGTAATGATAGGTATAGCAGTATCATTACCAGACTCACCGGTACCGGCCTCACTGTCTAGGGTGCCTCCCCAGATATGAGAGCGCCAAAACTCACCGATTCTATAGCTAGGGTTATAGATTCCTCTAATATACCTGTAAAGCCCTTCTAGCTGCCGGTAGTTTACGCTCCACTTGTGTACATTGCTGTAGATCGTATTTTCATAAAATGCCCAGTAAAGCATATACCTAAACTGCCTGGCCTCTATGTCTCCATAATCAGCTGAGTCTAACGATCCTGCGCTAACGTATGCCTGTCTAAAAGCTCTGATACCTTCCATAAGTTTACTCCAAAATGTAGCCATTTTTTAGCCTCTGTAGCCCTCTAACGGGTTTTCTCCATACTCTGTAGCTTGCATACCGTCCCAAAAGGCCTGAATTACTGAGTCTCCAAGGTTAGTAGATCTGCCGATTCTTTTCTTAATGTCGTCTTTGCTTTCAACTGATATTCTAGCACCGCTATTAACTCTCCACTTAGGGGTAGTTAGATCCCCTATAAGCTCGTCAATATCAGGTAAAGCTATACCTAGGTCGTCATCATCTAGCATCTCTCTAAGATTCCACCAAGCAGCGCTACGCACATTTGCAAAACCATACTCGCCTGACATATCCGTAAACCTGGTTTTAGCACTGGCCGTAAAAGCTACTACTGGTAACCCTTGCTCCCTCAGTCGATCAAATACGCCGGCGCCGATTCCTATTGTGTCTACAATGGCCTCGCCGTCATATCTGCTCATTATACCTTTTGTCTTACCAGAGGTCTGCATAGTATCCTCTTGATTCGTTACTCTAATTTCCTTGATAGAGTTACCAAACCTAAGCGCGTATGCCGTTTGATCCTGGCCCGTTCTAGCCACGTCTACGCCAACCGTTACAAAATCTCCCCAGTATTCCTGATCCTGTTTTTCGTACCAGCGCTCTATAGCCTTTTCAACTAAGGCCAGAGAGATTACCGATTCCTCGTCTGCAGAGGCAAACTTACCTTCTACACGGTTTAGGTATACGCTGCTTTTCTCCCCCCATTGCCGGCGCCTGGCCTCTGCCCATTTTTCCGTCATGCGCCCCGCTGCTATTACCTCGTCCTTTTTTACATGCCTTACCCACCAATCCTCATAACCTGCCTTACGGCTTTGTATTTCATAAAATCTACCGCTTGGCTCTCCAGGCGTACTAAAAGCAATCGCCTTAGCACCCTCCGTACCTAGCGCTCCCTCTGCAGCGTCAAAAGTTGCCGGTAAAACACTCTTAGACTCATCAAAGATATATAAAATCTCGTCTGCGTGGGCGCCCTCTATAAGGCCTGGGTCATCACTGGCTACGGCAAAAGCCTCCCCTGTTTTTAGTTTTAGCTTTTGGGTTAGCAGCTCGTCTCTATGAAACGGAGGCCGGCCTATTTTTTCCCAGTTTAGACGCCTGGCCCATTTGTGGATCTCAGGCCATAGGTACTTCTCTAGCTGCCTCCAGGCGCTAGCCGTTGTTACTACCTTCCAGTCTTTATCTTTTGTACCGTCTCTGGTTAGCGCAAACCACAAAACGGCCATAGCCATTAGGGCGGTTTTGCCCAGCCCATGAGGCCCCCTTGCAGATACTCTATCTACCTCTGATATTTTCTCTGCTATTTCCTCCTGATAGTCGCTAGGCCCCTCATCTTTGCCCCAGCTTATACACTCACGCACAAAACCGGCAAAGTCATCCCTATACTTTGCCTGAAAATCAGCGTACTTAGCCCTGTTAGCCTCCCTGTTCTTCTTCTCCCTGGCTAATCTCTTGGCTTCCTGGTACGCCTCCGCTAGCGCTTCCTCCATCCAACTCTTTTTGGATGTTTTTAAGGGCGTTTCTGTAAAACTCATCAGGATCTATACCGTCCTTCTCTGCCTCTGATCTCCAATCTAATTTAACTTGCTTTGTTGGCATATCTGCAGCCAGCCTAGCTATCTTACTTGCCGTACTAAGCATACCTGGTATATCTTTGAAAGACCAACCAGCGGGCATAATACGGTGTATTATTGTCCCGTCCTCTGTTTTCTCTGTATCGTTTACCATCACCGGGAAAAGTAACATATTTTGCGCTTTTTCTAGGATCTTCTCGCCTATATTCCACTCCATTTCACGCAATTTAAGCCGGCGCTCTGTCCACTTCTTACGCTCTAACTCGTCTAAGTAGTCCTCATACGCTCTAACTCGTTTTGTAAATGGAACCGCAAACGGTCTAGGCGTACCATCACGATTTTTTCCAGCTGCCATGTTACGAAATGAGCCAGGCACCCTCTTTGCTTTTTTCAGCCCCTCTTTAGCCCCTTTTTTCTCCTCCCTGTACGTATTGTACGCTTTTACTAATGATCTTGGGGGATCCTGGGCTAGATAACACTTAAAGAACGCCCAGCCGGCGGGGGTATCCCAGTCCTGGCGCTCATATAGAGGTCGATTCTCTGTCATCTTTACCTTTACCTAACTAAGCCTTTTTGGCTTTTTTACCACGTCCGATAGCTTTTCTAGCCTTCTTTGCTGACAATGGCACCATTTTACCGTTTATAAACTCGTACTTTTTACCGTCCCTCTCGATGATAAACCCAGATAGGCCCTGATCTGTAAGCTCCTGATCCTTGGCCTCTTTTTCCGCATGGCTCAAAAATCTATACTTGACGCCGTTTATCGTTTTATATTTAGCCATTTTTTTAGTCTCCTATCCATTCCATATCTAAGTAAATAGAGCTGCCAGACTGAGTCTTATTTACCAGCTTCCATTTGTTACTAGGCCCTATCAGGTACTCTTTTTCTCCAGGGTGTGAGCTGTAGCGCCCTTTTGCATTCATGAAAAAGCCCTTTAGGCCCTTTGGCGCATTAAATCTAAACTTGATTTCTCCTGACCACACGTTTTTATCTATAGACGTGCTTGTAAATGCCTTGCTTTTCCATATATCGCCTACTTTGGCATTTTTGGCCCATGCTACCGTATTGCTGTTACTGGTTTTGTAGCTCAGTTTTACGGCCTGTGGTAAGCCTGGCGATTTCTTTATAGCGCTATTTAGGTTGGCTATCTTAGTTGCCTGCCAAGCTGTGTTACCTGACCACATAGAGCCGTTTAAATCGGTATAACCGCTATCCTGGTAACTATTCATAGCGGAATTTTCCCCAGATGTTAGGCTAGCTGCGTGTTTCTCGAAATGGCTAGCTAAAGCGCTCTCCCCAGCGCTTACGCTGCCGTATTTGTCGCTTACCCAGTGAGATACATTAGGGTTAGAGTATTCTTTGATCTGGCCGGCCTTGGTTTGTGCTGACCCAAGGCTACTATGCTCAGATATTTTATTACCGTCAAAGTTGTGCAATTCATACTTACCGCTTTGGGTATTAAAGGATACTAGACCGCCGTCTACGGCTACGCCTTCTAGCTTCTTACCTGTGGGCGTACTCAGTGAGGCCTTTTCTGCCTTGGCGTATGTACCGCTAGGCTCCTTTGGTGCGTAATGCTTGGCTAGAGAGTTGCCGGCCTGGGTAAAGGTATCATGCCCTTTACTGATCGTCTTGCCGTTAGGATCGTTTACATGATATTTGCCGGTCTGCTTGTTGTAGGTAATGCTGGGCTGCCCTTCTACTCCAGATATTTCTACAGGTATACCGGCTACTGTCTGTTTCTTGCCCATTATGGTAGTTATTTGTACGTCTTGGGCGTTATCCTTGAAAGTCTGGCTAGCTCCCTCCGGTACTGTGGCTGTTAGTTTGCCTTGTTTTACCGGCGATACTTGCGCCCCGGTCTGGCTGGCCTGGCCCGCCTTGCTGGCTGCAATCGCTCCAGGCGCTGCAGTTTGGGCGTTACCAAGCGATATATACGATTTTACAACGTTATTATCATCGTCAAGTACATCGTACTTACCCGTCTTTTTGTTGTAGACTACTTGCCCGCCTTCTACCTTTATACCTTTTATTGTCGGGCTACCTAGTCCGTAATTCTCCGGGTTAGCTTTTGTAAGAGGCGCCTTAGCTGCAGCTGCAGCCTGGTTAGCCTGTGTAGACGTCTGGGTTAACTTAGCTGCCTTTTGCTGTAGCGCTTTTTGGTTTATGCTGTAGTTTTCTTTCAATAAGTCCATACCAATCTCGGCGCTACCCTCAGTTATATTTTTATACTTATTCAGATTGTCAGCTAATGGCTTTAGATCCTTGGCGCTACCTTGTATCTCGTTCGCGTTTTGTGTCCAGATCTTACCGCCGGCCTGGTTTAGCTCCTCCATTGCCAACATAGCCCCAGCCTTGTTATCAAACTTTGGCCCTAATGACATACCTGAGTCGGTGTGGGCTACTACCCACTCCCCGGCCTCATTCTGGTACACAGATAGACCGCCTTGTACGCTGGCGTTTTTCTCTATAGTTTTACCTTTGTTTCCGTATCCTGCCGGGTAGTAATGCTCTTTGGCCGTACCGCTCTTTACTCCAGGTACAAAAACCATAGAGCCAGCATACGGCCCTACCTTTGCTTTCATCCAGTGTCCACCTGCACTAGCCATAAATTAGCCTCCGAATAAATCCGCTTGCACCGGATTAATTATTACCTTTAGCGTCTCGTCTATCTTTTTTCTGTAAGCGTCTGGATTCTTATATGCTAGTACCGCAAAATCCATAAACTTACTACCGTCTGTATAAAGAGTATCGGTACTTACGCCCTCAGCTTGCGCCTTAGCTACATAGGCGTTAGCTGCCTCCTCATAAATAGAGCCATAACTAGAATCCCCCGGATCCGGTACAAAAATAGCTGTACCTGCTAAGCGCCCTGCCGGCGCCTTTACCCAGTGACCGCCACTACTAGCCATAAATTAGCCTCCTGACCACAAAGCGGTCATATAGTTTTCTATATCTGCCTCTGGCATTCCAGACTTGATAAGAGATGACAGATCTTTTAGTTTTGCTAGCCTGGCTCCTATCTTGCTACTGTTTGAGATTCCAATCTTTGAAGGTAGTTTATCTATACTGGCTGCTACCTGATTCCAGCTCATTTTACCGAATACAGAGCCGGCTACGCCTTGTTTTCTCATAGAAAAGATAGCAGTAGGGTTATTATTCCAGCCTGCAGCGCTCTTTTTTGCGCCCTGCGCTCTGTAAGCCAGCGCCCCGCCGTTGTCTATTCTCCAGACTTTACCCTTTTTGTCTATCAGGATGTTATCTTTATTCAGGCCTATAACATCCCAGTTAGCTAGTAAAGCATCTGCAGCAAAGTTATCCTGCAGCCTCTTGATAGCGCTATTGTAGGCTGCCGGGTCGTTTGTCTGGGCTTGCTGCAGCGTCTGGCCCTCTACGTACCTGGCTAACTTTGTATTGCCGTACATTCTATGATCTGGTACGTCTACGCCCATCTCTTTATATAATTTGTCTGCAGACGATTCGCTTTGTATATGAGCCTGGCTTGCGCCCTTTTTCATAACGTACAAATTACCGTTTTCGTCTTGTACTAACTTAGCACCCGTAGAACCGCCTAAGCCCTTTACCTCTTGTACAGCGTTTAGGCTTGGAGGCCATCCTCCCCCCGCCGGCTTACGGCCTATAGTAACCTGCTCTACAGTTTTGCCTTTTGGTACAAACACCATAGCGCCTATATCTCCCTGCGCTATCTTTACCCAGTGACCGCCACTACTAGCCATAACTGATAACCTCTCCAGACGCTGCTACCTCTTTACTCCAGATAGGCGCTACGGGCGTATAGTAGCTATCTAAAGAGCCTGTCTCGTCAAATACGAGGTAGGGCATGTCTGACTCGTCTACAAGCTGTAAATAGCCGTTTTCGGCCCATACGCTAGCATAGCTAAAGTTAGGCATACGTACCGGGCTTTGTTTTGCTCTCTTTGTACTCCAGATAACACCTAGCAGCTCCGTAAAAGTTAGCTTGCTTGGAATCTGGTACTCATCAAAAATAGATCTAGCACTAGCGCCAATGTACTTATTCATGCGATACTTGCCGGCTGGTAGATCTTTTACAGATTCGTACCAGTGTGGAAATGTCAATAATGAGCTATGCCAGCCCTTCTCTATACAGTCGTTTACAAAATCCTGGTTAGTAGGGAAGGTATTAGCGTATACGTCTCTGTAGATCTGCCATATATTAGATCTGTTTGGCTGCCCGTTACTAAAGATCTCAAAACCCATAGCCTGCGCTACTTCCCTTGCGTAAAAAAAGGCGTTAGCGTCTTTATCTTCTTTACGGCGCTTTTTAGCTCTCTCTAAAACGTCTTTACCTATTGCCTTTACCTCAGCCTTACTCATGGCCTGTATTTGCCTGGCGTTTAAATGCAGCTCCTCTATCCAGACTCCTTCTACGCCTATGCTCTGGGCTACCTTCAATACGGTTTCTGTCTCCTCCTCACTAATCCACTCTGGTACTACTGGGTTTAAGCCCAAAATTACCCGGCCCCCGCCCCTGGTAACCTTCTCCATAAGCTCAAAACGGCTAGCGATACTCGGAGCGCCAGGCTCTATCTTGCGCCGTAAATCGTCATCAGCAAAGGATACCGAAATATACCAAACGGCGGTAGGAAATAAACTCAAGCCGGCCTCAACCCCCGCCCCGCCCTTGGTTTGGAATGTCACCGGGTAGTCAATGGCTGCCAGGGTTTCTAGTATTGGCGTTATCTGACTATCGTTAGATCTGGCAAAAGGATCCGATCTATTAGAAATACAAACGGGGTACCTGTCCTGCATAAGTCTAGCGCTTAGCGTCTCTCTATTATGAAAGTCAGCTAAAAAGCTCATAATCTTTTTTATATCGCCACGCCGTTTAGGGCTGTTTAGATTAGCAAAACAGTAAGCACATTTATGACTACAGTAATTTAGACTCAGCTCTAGTGGTATCGGGGATATTAAAAACTCTCCCCAGTAAGGCTCTAGCATACCCATTACGCTACCTCCAAAACCGGCTTAACTCTCATAGTTGTTTCTGCTGTATGCCACTTACCGCCGGGCATCTCTACGTAAGCCTGCAGCTCCCAAAGGCCTATAGTATCTAAGTCGCCGTCTATAGTTATATACTCTACTATCCCGTCTGACCCATCCGTAAAAAATACCATATTTCTTGAGATGTTAGTAGCTGTGCCTGGTTTGTCACATTTCAACGTTCTAACGGTAGATCCTGACACATCTATAATATTGCCGTCCTGATCCTTGATAGTAAGCCTAATAGCTGTGCCTATGTCGTTTAAATACGCTACTTGCGCTGTGTCAGTCATATCTATATATCCTCGCTAATAACCTGGTTTATGGTTGTGTTTTCGCTAATAACCTGGTTTATAGTTACGTCCTCTGCTATTACCTGGTTTGCTGTAACCTCCAGGCTAATTACCTTGCGATAATATTCACCTATTACCCCAGATCCTGCAAGCGTCACGTTTTCTAGGGTAGCCGTAAGGCTGCCGGTTAGATCTACGCTAGCAGCTCCTGTAGCCGTAATGTCGTCTAGAGTCTGCGCTAGATTACCGTCTACATCTACCTGGCCACTAGCTAAAGCTGTGACATTATCCAAAGTAGCCGATAGGCTACCGTCTACGTCAACGTCTCCAGATCCTGCAGCCGTTATATCGTCTAGAGTCTCTGATAGGCTGCCTGTTATCGGCGCATCTCCTATTACTCCAGTACCTACTACGGTTACATTTCCTAAAGTCTCTGCAAGGCTCCCAGTTATGTCTACGCTGCCAGATCCTACAGAGGTAATATCGTCTAAGGTTTCGGCCAGGCTTGCGCTTAGATCAACGCTACCGGCCCCAGAGGCCGTAATATCATCTAGCGTCTC